TTATAATGGCGTGAAAAAGTTCAGAACAATTAAAAAATTATTTGGGGTGAAGTTTGTTATAGATAATAATTAAAACACACCGTTGAAACTTAAAGGCAGAAATATTGACAGAAAATATTGTCCAGGTTGCCATAAAGTAAAAAACTCATTCTCGTTTCATGTTGGACATATTGAGTGTAAAGTATGTGAGTTAAAACAAGAAAAAATAAATAACGATGAACTAATGCCTTTTGACTGGATATGGGGAAATGTGTATAAAACCAAACTATACAAAAGTGCGACTCAACGAAAGTGAATGATATAAAAAACAATAAGATAATTAATGAAGTACACTGAAGTCTTTTTAGAGTAACTCCTAATTAAAAACGTATTAATCAAATATTCTATGTCAGCAAAAAAAGAAAAAGAATATTTCAGCCATGATTATAATTCGCGCAATGACCCGCTAATGGTATCCTTATTCCAAAAATATAAGTTGGCTGGCATCGGTGCATACTGGTGTATTGTAGAAATGCTTTACGAAAGTAATGGATATATTATGCGAACGCAATGCGATCGCATTGCGTTCGAATTGCGAGTTAAAAAAGAGTTTATTGAATCAATGATTTCTACGGATTTATTTGAAAAAGATGACGAAAAATTTTGGAGTCAATCTGTTCTAAGAAGATTAAAAATTAGGGATAAAAAAAGTATTAGAGCCGCTGAAAGTGCCAATATTAGATGGGGTTTGAGCGAACGTAATGCGAATGGTATGCGAACGCATAGCGAACGCAATGCTAATAAAAGAGAAAATAAAAGAGAAAATAAAATAAAAATAAAGAGAGTAGAGATAACGCAACCGCTCGTAAAAAAATCAAAAAAAAATTATTCTGAAAAAAAAATAGATGATTCGTCGCCGGAAAATTTAAAAAACTTTGATGAGATAAAAAGGGTTTTTTCACAAATGGGCGGCACTGAAAAAATGGCGAAAAAATTTTTTGAAAAACACGAATCCACTGGATGGATGATACAAAATACACCGATAAAAAATTTTGCAACACTCGTTCCAGGATATATCGAAAGATGGAACCAAAACGATGAAAATGAAAAAAATAAAATCAATTCTTCCACAAGCAATGGCAACGATAGAACCACCAATCACAATACCTACAGCGATAGACCATGAGCCAGTTGATGGCTGCTTTCTATCTACGGAAGAAGAAGAATCTGCGCTTGCACATGCGAAAAAAGAATTTTTGCGCGTCAACAAAAGAAAGTTCGATTTGCTTCAGTTTTCTCAAATGCAAATTCAGACGCAGATTAAAGATTATTTTACCACTGAAAGAATCTCAAAAATTTTGGAGACAGCAAGGGAAAATAAACTTCAAAATATTTGGCATGAAGAGCAAACAAAAAAAAGAATTGAAGAAGAACAATTTCGCCTTCAAGAACTCCGTAAAAAGTGCGATGCAAAATATTTTTTAGAACTAATGGAAGCAAAATCATGTGAACTTTCAATCACCAAAACTTTTATTAAAAACAACAACACATTATCTTACATAAAAACAATTTGCTATTACCTTGGAGGAGATCCTCGTTTTGAAACTGAATTGAATTACGATTTCAACAAAGGCTTATGGATTCGCGGCACTGCAGGTGTTGGTAAAAGTTTCTTGCTTGAATGCATTTGTGAAAATGAATGGCTTCCTTTCAAAATTCACTCTATGAATGAAATAACCGAAGCAGTGAAATATAGTGGGGAATATTTCATAGGCGATATTCTGAAGGTTATTGATGATGTTGGTACTGGTGAGTATATTGTCAACTATTTTGGTACGCGCATAAACTGGTTCCAGCAATTCATTGAACTGTATTACACTCACAAAAAACCATTTAATCAATTAATCATAACAACCAATTTAAACTTTCAGGAAATAGAACAAAAATTTGGTTTTAGGGTGCGAAGCCGCGTAAAACAGATGTTCAATATTGTAGATGTTTGTGGTGAAGATTTGAGAGGCTATTAAACGGCAACCACTCGGCAAATTAACTAAAACGAAAATTGTCACGCTTTCCAACGATAGAAGATATAAAAAATTCAGCATGTGCAAATCTAAATCAGCATCTTTTTCAGAACGTACAAGTGAGTGACACAAAGAATAAGCGCAATAAATTCAATAACACAAAAACAGAAGTAGATGGCGAATTGTTTGATAGTAAAAAAGAGGCAAAGCGATATAGCGAATTGAGGTTATTATTGAAGCATGGAGTTATCGGATTTCTTGCGAGGCAAGTGCAATATGAACTTAATGAAGGCGGCACTCACTCGCTTATTTACATAGCCGATTTTGTTTACATTAATCGTGAGACAGGTCAAACTATTGTTGAGGACGTAAAGGGAAATAAAGCGACGCAGACACAAGAATTTAAAAAGAAAAAAAGACTCATGAAAAAGATTCATGGGATAGAAATAAAAATTTTATAAATGATTTGAAGAGGCTACCTAAACTCGTCTAACGTTGCTGTGTTTGCGAAGGCTGAAATTTTTTAAAAAACAAAAGTGTTTACAAGAATAGTTAAATTATATTTTTATGGAAATGTTTTTAAATGCGCAATAATGGATGAAATAGATGCTTTAGAAAGAAAAGTCTTTTGTTATAATTCTTCCATTGCTGATAAAAGATTTTTTAAGCAAAAGATAATCGAGTTTCTGAAAAACGGTTCTGATAAATCATTTACTCAATTCATGTTCAGTGCAATTTGGGAACGGAATGACGGCGGCAAAACACTAAAATATTGTTACTTCAACGAGCATGTACAACGAGTTTTTATTGACAAAGATTTTTACACATGGATGGTAAAAATGATTGAATATATTTCGCATTTCTTAGAAAAATTAAAGGAGCAAGAAAATTACAAAGAATGAACTACTTAATATAACCCAAATTTATTATTTTTTGCTGATTATCTGCCTTTATTACGAAACTATAAGCACAAAATCAGGGGCAAGGATGGCAACGGCAAACCGATTGGGTTTTCAGAAGCTGAAATACAACAGATAGGAGACGGCGTGCAAAAGTTGAGCAATGATTTATTGCTTTTATTGATTAGCAAGAAGCGTGGCAAAAAACTATAGCTAATAGTGATCTTCGTCAATCAAAATATTAAGTATCTGCGCGAACAATCAAAATATAGCCAAAGTAATATTGCTTCTAAAATTAATATCAGTGTAAAGAATTACCAATGGTATGAGAAAAATATTGAGCCGCCATTTGAGGTTTTATTTGATTTATCAACATTACATAACGTTTCTTTACATGATTTATGTTTTACAGATTTAACCGGCAAACAAAAGATTATCAAGAAAGAACGAGAGGTAAATATTTCTTCAACTATGCTTTATGGAGCGTTCAATAATGCTTCCATAAAAATGCAAAAACATATTTTGCGATTGCTGATGATTAATGATTGATAAAAAATTTAGTAAATTTGATTAATGATAAAATTATCATCCATAAAACTTAATCCGAACAATCCGCGACTGATTAAAGATGAAAAGTTTAAACAACTTTGCAACAATATTCAGCGTTATCCTAAATTTTTGGATTTAAGACCTATCGTTATAGAAAGCGAAGACAACCCTGTTATAATTGCCGGAAATATGCGTTTTAAAGCCCTTCAGCATCTTGGTTATAAAGAAGTATCACCCGCTTGGATTAAAACGGCGGAATCCCTAACAGAAGAAGAAAGAAAGGCGTTTCTTGTAATTGACAATGTACCTTATGGTGAATGGGACTGGAATACTCTTGCAAACGAATGGGACACCGATGAGCTTATTGAGTGGGGACTTGATATACCAGATTTTGTAAATAAGGCGGAAGCCCATGAAGACGATTATGTTATTCCCGATGAAATAGAAACGGATATTGTTCTTGGTGATTTGTTTGAAATATACGATGATAGTCAAATTCAGAAAGGGCATAGATTGTTGTGCGGTGATAGTACGAAAGCGGAAGACGTGGGGAAGTTGATGAATGGGCAGAAGGCGGATATGCTGTTTATTGACCCTCCTTATGGAGTTGGATACGAAGAAAAAGCAATCAGAAATGCTAATAAATCTCGTGGTAAGATAATAAACGATAGTGATGTAAATTCAGCAAGCAAGGTATGGAATGGGGCTTTTAAAAATATTGCTGATGTATTGGGATCAGGTGCTGCTTATTATGTTTGCGCTCCACAAGGTGGAGACCAAATGATGATGATGATGATGATGATGCAAAACACCATTCCGTGTAAACATGAATTAATATGGGTTAAAGATTCACCAGTATTTTCAATGGGTAGGCTTGATTATGATTATATGCACGAGCCTATTTTATATGGATGGAAAGGCTCGCATAAATTTTTTTCTAAAGGGCAGTTCACTAAGTCTATTTGGAATATACCAAAACCAAAGGCGAGCAAGTTGCATCCAACAATGAAGCCAGTTGAATTAATCGCAAATGCAATTAATAATTCAACCCAAAGCGAAAACAACATCGTTATTGATTTCTTCTTAGGTTCCGGCACCACAATGGTCGCAGCGCACCAGCTTAACAGGAGATGTTATGGCATGGAGATCAGCCCGGAGTATTGCCAAATAATTATAAACCGCATGAAAAAGCTGCAGCCGGATATTGAAATAAAGAAAAATGGTAAGCCTTTTTTACAGGAGGTAAAGAGTGACGCATAGTGCTACACATAAAAAAGCTATGATAAAAGCGCTTGAAAAATCGCTTGGAATTGTAACAATAGCTTGCAAAGAAGTTGGCGTTGACAGGCGCACACATTATAGGTGGTTACAGAAGGATCCACAGTATAAAGAAGATGTTGATGCAATCGCAGATATAGCCTTAGATTTTGCAGAGAGCCAATTACATCAACAAATAAAAGACAAAGATACTTCTGCAACTATTTTTTATTTAAAATGCAAAGGAAAGAAAAGAGGATATATTGAAAAGACAGAACACGGCTTCACCGATAAAGAAGGCAATGATATTCCTGTTATATTCAATCCTGCCCCATACTGCGAACCTATAAAAGACAATGGCTGAAATATTATATACTCCCGTTTTTGAAGCCAATAAAAACGCCTATGAAAAAAAACAATATAGAGCCATCTGTAATGAGGGCTCAACACGTTCAAGTAAATCATACTCATTAATTCAGCTTCTTTCCCTTTATATTCCACTTAAAGAAAAAAAAAGTATTACAATATGTTCACCTTCCTTACCTCACCTTAAAAGAGGCGTACGGCGCGATTTCTTCAATCTATTGCAATATGCAGGCATCTATAATGAAAAGATGCACAATAAGACTGATAATATTTACAACTTTCCAAATGGCAGCTATGTTGAGTTTTTTGGTGTTGAGGATTCAAGTAAGGTGCATGGACCATCAAGAGATATTCTTTACTGTAATGAATTAAATCTTATTTCAAAAGAAACATACACACAGCTTGCCATTCGTACAAATGAAACAATATTCGCCGATTATAATCCCGCCGATGAATATTCCTTTGTGTATGACGTGGCAGACAAGCCAGGTAATAAAAAAATACACTCTACTTATCGCAATAATCTCGGTAACCTTTCAAAGGAAATAATTGCGGAAATAGAAAGCCTTAAAGATGCTGATGAAAATTTATGGAAAGTGTATGGGCTTGGTTTAAGGGGAACGAGCAGTGAAACAATTTATAGCCATTGGAAGATTTGCGATTATATGCCGGAATGCGAACAAATTTTTTATGGGCTTGACTTTGGTTACAACAATCCCTCAGCACTTGTAAAGGTTGGTATTTCAGATAAGAAAATTTATGTAGAAGAAATATTATATGAAACAAAACTTACCACAAATGATTTAACCGATATAATAAAAATTTATGGTATCACAAAAAGCAGTGAAATATTTTGTGACGCCGCAGAGCCGAAGACAATAGAAGAAATAAAGCGCATGGGTTTAAATGCAAAGCCTGCCGATAAGTCTGTGTATGATGGTATTCAGCTAATAAAATCTTATCCATTGTTTATTACACGAAGCAGCACAAACCTTATAAAAGAAATCAAATCTTATAAGTGGAAAACTAATAAAGAGGGTAAGGTATTGGATGAGCCGATTAAATTTATGGATCATGCTTTAGATGCCTTAAGGTACGCTGTTTTCACAAAGCTATCTAAGCCCAAATTCTATTATCCGACATAAATATTATTTTTTTAATTTAATTTGCTAAATAATTTAGCGAAAGTGCAACTATTCAAATCAAAGAAAATACAAAATCTGCAAAATGAGGTAAAAGCATTACAGCAATATGTTGAACAAAACATTAGACAAACAACCATAAACCAAGCCGTTCAATTTATCAATAATACTACTGCTTATTATCCTGAATGGGGCGTTATTGATTATATACAGCAATTTAAGAGTAACGATAATATTTATTCTGTATTCAATAAGGTTGCTGAAACAACGGCACTCATTCCATTTTATGCGAGCTATGTTAAAGATGAATTAAAGGCGCGGCGATTAAAAGAATTAACGAGAAGGGAGTTTTATAGCACTAAGGGAATTTATGATATTACAGCAATTCAAAAGAAAGCGTTAGAAGATTCGCCGGAAACAGACCCGCTTGCAAGATTACTTGCTCAACCAAACAAATATCAATCAACAACGGAGTTTTTTACTATTTCATTTCTTTCTTATCTCGCAAAAGAGGTATTTATTTATAAACTAAAATTGCAGGATGGAGCAAATAAAGGAATAGTAAAAGAACTACATATATTGCCATCTCAAAACATCGTTATCAATGCTGCAAACACGTTTCCTCATAGGGTTGTAAGCTATGATTTTATCGTTAATGGCGAAAAGGTGTTAGCTGGTATTCCACCTGAAGATATAATTCATATCAAACGCATAAATCCGTTTTCCGCCTATGGTACTATTGAAAGTTTACGCGGATTATCCATTCTTGATATTGCGAAGAAGCTTGTATGCAGGATGAATGATAGCGACGATACGATAACCGCACAGGTTCAAAACGGTGGATTGCCGGGAGTGATTTATGATAAATCCATTCCACTTGAAGAACGCGGACAGGTAGAACTTGACCGGCAACGCAAAGTGTTCTTCGATTTTGTAAATGATAGCAGTAATAAAGGTGCTCCATATTGGGCGGCAGGCGAGCTTGGTTATATTGCAACCGGCTTAAAGCTTGCAGATATGGAAATGGGTGAACTAACCAAGAGAGATTTTAAACGTCTTTGCAATCTTATAAAAATATCTGATTTCCTCTTTAACAACGACGCGAAATATGACAATGCAGAACAGTACATAAAGCAGATGTACACGAATGCATGTTTACCGCTTGCTTATCTGTTCAGAGATAAATTTAATGTCGAATTGGTAAATGATTTTTCTGATAAAAAAAGAAGACAGGTTTATGTTGATATAACCGCTATAACAGAGATACAGGACGATATACAAAAATGGGCAACAGCAATTTCATCATTGCCTGCAGCGCCATCTGTTAATGAACAACGGGCTGTATTGAATTATGAGGCGCTGGGTGATCCTGAAGACGAAAATAACTTGTATAATAAACCTTTAATAAAAACTGGTTACAATTTCATAGAAGATATTTCACAAACAGACATTACAATAAATGATTTGCCTAATGTGTAATTGTGGTAAAAAACGTGAAATAAGGGTTCAATTAAGAACATCTCAAATACTTGATAAGGTATTGCCTTATACAAAAGACGAATTGCGTTGTGGTTCTAAAAAGAGAACAAAAATTTATTTGAGGAATCAATTGATAACTGCAATTCAGGAATATAAAAATAAACAACGTATCGCTTTTGAAGAATTTAATTTATCTATTGATATAAGAAAATTTTTATAAGTCATGAAACAATTATATGATAAGCAGGCTGTATTCTTTGATGTAAGTGAAAATAAACTTAAGAGATTACAACCAAATGCGCCAAAGTTTTTTGATATAAATTCTGAGGGATCTGGCGGCTCCGGTGATTTGACATTAGATGATGTGTTGGCAAATGGAAATAGCATAATTGAGAACAGGGGAATTGAAAGCAATGGAAAAATATTTTCTATCGGGGATTTATCGGGCAGCAATACAGGCAGAAGAATAGTTGTGGACGACATTTCTGGGAATATATACATAATCGGACTTGGAGTGGATAAGGCTTTTAATATTAATAACACTTTAGTTTCGATAGGTGACGTATTAGGCGACTTAGGAAAATTAACGCTCGATCCTGTATCTCCTAAATTAATCTTTCAGAGAGGCGGTACTTTAAATCCGATCCAAATATTTTTTGAGGTAATTGATTTTGAAACAAGGATCGGAGATGTTTCTCATCAAAACAATTTGACTGAATTTGTTGTAAATGACGATATAGGACAAATTGAAATGAAGGCAAAGAATGGTGTGATAATACCAAAACTTACTACCGCAGAAAGGGATTTGATTTCCGCTCAATTAATTGAAGGTGTGACTATCTATAACACCGATTTGCATAAAATGCAGGTTTACGATGGCACAACATGGCAAAGTGCTTGGTAACTTAACTGCGAAAGTTTTTATAATGACAAAAAAAGAACAAATAGAGTGGTATAAAACATTTTCTACCTTCAGAAAATCAAGAATTAAGGCATGGAGCCCGAAAATATATAAGGCACTTATCAATATTATAAAATCTGCAATAACTGAAACATCAGTTTCATCTGCCATTACTCAACTCGATAGAAATATTCAAATAACGGAACTGGCAACGCTTATTCAAAAGATTTATGTTGATGCGGGAGCTGTGCTTGGTGCAAGGGCATATCAGTTAGTAAAGAAACAGGGTGAACAAAAAAGATTGCTGCCAATCGGTTATAATGAAGAATTGGTTAATGAGATAATACAATATTTTCAAATCAATCTTTTATCAAAGGCTGTCCTACCAATAAGCCAAACGATGAAAGAATGGATTTATGAAAAGTTAGTTGAAGCGCAGCAGCAGGGAAAAAGTTTAACCGATGTTGCGGAAGAAATCGTAAAACATGACTTTCCTAAGAATAGGGCGATAATGATAGCGCGCACCGAAACAATTAAAGCATCGAACTATGGGGCTGTACAGGGAGCGAAGAAAGCGGGATATAAGACAAGTAAGATATGGATTGCGGCGAAAGATAATAGGACGAGAAGAGTGCCCCGAGATGAATTCAATCATCTTTCAATGAATGGCGTAACCGTTGATATTGATGAATGGTTTCATGTGCCGCGTAAGTTAGGCGGTTATGATCGGCTCCAGCAGCCGGGTGACCCAAATGGCGAAGGCGGCGATGTCATCAATTGCCGATGTACAGTAGGTTTCAAAGTACAGCGAGGAGAGAATGGGCTACCGATAAGGTTATGAAATATATTTTTTTTATTTTGTTTGCTAAAATATTTAGTTTTACTACAGAATTTAGTACATGCGCAACATCGAAAAATCTTATGGCATTGAATTAGAACTTAAAGATTTGGACACATCCAAACGAACTGCTGTTATAAAACACGCTGTTTATACCTCAATAGACCGTGTTGATGATATTGCAACGAAAGGAATGTTTGCAAAATCATGGACAGAAAAAAAGCCTAATGAAATAGGGTTTCTTTTTAACCACATGCCCGGCGCTAAGGTAGGAAATGTAAAAAGTGTGTTTGAAGATGATAATGGCGCTTATACAGAAGTAAAATTCGGCAATTGGACACTTGGTAATGATGTGCTCGAAATGGCTGTTGAAGGCGTATTAGACGGTGCTTCATTTGGTTATGTAACACACAAAAAAGAATATATTCAGGTAAAAAATAGGAAGGTAAGAAAATTGAAAGAAGTTTCTCATGAAGAAACAAGTTTATTGACGCTAACGCCTGCACATCCCGAAGCTGGAATAATTTCTATGAATAAAGCTTTCTCTGCAATAGAATACAAAAGATTGAGTGAGAATGAACAAAATTTCTTAAAAAATCTTTTAATAAATGACCAGGATACTTTAAGAAAATTGCTGGATATCTCTGATGAAACAACTGTTGATAGTGATTTATATACATGGGTAATGTGGCAGATAAATCAACGTTCTTCATGGATTGGTGATATACGCAGTCAATTTCAATGGAGTTATCAACAGGTAAAATCTATAAAGGCTCATGTTGACCATCTTGAAAAATATTGTCGCAAAGCGCACGCAAGTGATGAAACAATAATCTTGCTTCAATCGCAAATCGAAGAATATAAAAAAGTAATTTCTGATTACAATACCGCACTCACTCATAACGCGAATGAGCCGATTGCCAGTGGAAAAGAGATTAATGAAATAAACAACTTTATTAATTCATTAAATCTTGAAACATGGCAGAAGAAAAATCTCTCACTGACCAACTCTCCGAATTAAAATCCGGTCTCCATGAACATTCCAAAACATACATTGATGCTGAATTGAAAAAACTTTCTGAAAGTGTTGCCAAAATTGAAGGTAAAGTTGAAAAGAAAGATTTTGATGCACTTCAATCAACACTTAACGAAATAAAAAGCGTTGCCGATTCACTCACTCAATGGAAAGTCACAAAAGACGAAGCCGACCAAAAGAATCAAGAGGCTATTGATAAACTTTTGCTTCAAAGCAAAGAAGTACAACTACCGAATAATGGCAAACAGGTAAAGTCTTTCAATGATTTAATTGGTGAGGCTATCATGCGCGAAGCAGATACGATTAAGAATCACCGTAAAGGTGCGCCACCACTTAAGATTGACTTGATGCCTGAAATTAAACAGGTAGGCAGTACAGAGCGAGAAGTAAAAGCTGTAGGTGATATGAGTATTGCCAACAACTTTACCAATGCAACAGCTCTTTATCAGGATGTTCGCCCGCTTATTCAAACCCCCTATGATGCTGTATGGCTTTCTGATATTTTGCCCGGTGGTACTTCTAATGGCACACAGTTAACTTATCCAAAAGAAAACGGTGGCGAAGGTGCTGCAGCTTTATGGGAAGACCCTACGGAAGACAAACCGCAAATGGATTTTGATTTAACATCTGCAAACGTTCCCTTCAAATGGATTGCAGGTATTGTTATCGTTGACCGGTCAATGCTTGATGATATTGCATTCCTGACGAGTTATATTCAAAACAAGATGCTTATCAGTCTTAAGACGGCTGAAAATGCTTTCATTTTGAATGGGGCAAACGTGAGCCCAACTGTTGACGGTTTGCTTGATGTTGCGACTGCCTACAATGGTACATATAATGCCTTAATTGATAAGGTTATAGATGCTGCTTATGGGCAAATTGTTGAAGATACAGAACAGTTCTATCGTGGTAATACAGTAGTAATGATGCCACGTGCAGCAGTAAGTATCGGCTTAAATAAATCAGGCGGCAGTTCTGAATACGACTTGCCTGAAGGTTCTGCAGCTTTTGCAAATGGATTGCTTCAGCTGGCGGGATTGCAAACAGTAACAGCAACATCAATAGGCAGCGGGAATTGGCTTGCTTTTGATAAGAGAGCAACAATGTTTGTTCGCCGTATGGTTCCTGAATTACGCACATTTGAAGATGCTGCACTTGCAAAGAAAAATAAGCTAATGTTCAGAATTGAAGAAAGGGCAACGCTCGCCATATTCAACGATAGTGCAATAATTTCAGGCGATACAAGCGAATCGTAATTCGTTTTAATTAAACTCATCCATTATTGTAGTTGATGGGTGGGTTAATAGTATTAATTCCTAATATAAGCCGCGGAGACAGCTACAAGTCAAAGCGGCTTTTTTATTATGAAAGTTAAATTTCTTAAAGATCATATTCAAGGTAATGCCGGTGAAGAAAAATACTTGCCTTACGAACAAGCAAAATATTTAATTGGTGTAAGAGTTGCGGAAGGAATCATTGAATCTAAAAAAGAAGAAAAGATAATTGAATCTGAAAAGAATGAAGCTATAAATGTGCCTAAGAAAAGAGGTCGTAAACCCAAGGAGAAATGAGAAAATGAAAGTTTGGGATATAATACCATTTTCGCAAGAAAAAAACATTGGGAAGGCATATAATGAAACAATGGCGTTGATACCTGATGATGACTGGTGTTGTTTAAGGGATGCTGACACTCAATTTTTAACGCCGGACTATGGAAATATTTTACACGAATATGCAAAGAGAAATCCCGATGCTGCATTGCTTACATCCTTTACCAATCGTGTAAGTCCTTTGAGTAAATGGCAATTGCTAAACGGACAATTAAATAACAATTCTGATATAAGATTTCATTTGCAGATAGCAGAAAAGCAGAAGAAATACTTATATCAAACAACGGAAATAAAAGGCACAATATCCGGTATGCTCATGCTCATAAGTAAAAAAGCATGGCAGGAAAATAATTTTTGTGATAATGGGCAATTGCTTGGTGTTGATACCGAATATTCACGGCGATTATTGGCACAAGGGAAAATAATGTTGAGGATGGATGGATTTTTTATTTTCCATTCTTACAGGTTTATCAATGGAATTCACTCAAAAAATCATTTGAAAGTATGATCATGTTATTTCGGGGAAAAGAAAAACGGCAGCAGGGGGGGTTGTATGGTTACGTGCTTAATGATTACATATAACCGCATTGAATACTCCAAACAGGCGTTAGACTCTCTTTTGCATTCTGACTGCGGCGATATAGTAATAATTGACCAGAATTCTACAGACGGCACAAGAGAATGGCTAAAATCGCAACAAAAAAACAGCCGTTTTGAAATATTGTTCAATAATGAGAATAAAGGCATCGCCGGTGCAATGAATCAATTTCTGGAAATAACAAAGGGTTGCGCTTATGTGGGGAAGGCAGACAACGATACAATCGTTCCTGAAAATTGGGCTTCTATTCTGTTTGACAAGGCATTTAAAAACAACATTGATATTATACAGGCAAAGCACCCGATACTCAAAGAAACACACCCGCAAGGTTTCGACGCATGGATAAGAACAATGAGGCAGGATAAGAACGATAAAAGTATTTATTACAATTCTTTTGTTGGTGGCAGCGGCATTGTTTTTAACCGGCAAAAAGTTGATAAGATACCGGAAACAAATTGGAAATTGTATGGATTCAGGCAGTTTCAACGAGATCATCCCGAACTGATAAAAGCATTTTGTACAGATGTTGAGATAACATTACTTGATACCGATGATAATGGTAAAGCATATCCAGAACAATATGCGGATTATTATAAAGAAACTAAAAGGACATGAGATTAATTTTACTCATAATAATACTTTTTTTATTTACCTTAATATTCATTGACCAATGTTAACAACCGATAAAGCAATAAGTACTCCAGAATACTGGAATTCGCTATATCGCGGCGAACGCAATAACGCCACCGTTGATTCAAGCAATGGAGTGCGACCAAAACAATCATTTGACAGGTTTGATGCCGTTGTTAAGCATGCCGAAGGGCCAAAAGTATTAGGAGTTGCAAGTGGGCATGCACATATAGAGAAAAGAATTAAAGCATTGCACAAAGATTGGGAAGTTTATGCTTCTGACCAATGCAAAGAAGCTGAAATCGTTTCTAAATATCACCCCTATCTTATACAAAATGCGTACAACCTGTCAATGCATACTAAAGCAATAGAGGATAATTATAAAAATGTTGATACGATTGTTGAAACAAAGTGGGACATTATTATTTGCACGCAAGCCCTTGAATACATGGAAGACTTAGATAGGGCGATGACAGAGTTTAAACGTGTTGCAAAAAAATTTATCTGCACCATACCATTAGGCGAAATGAAATCTTGGAGCCAGTTAAGGATATTTAATGAAGACGATTTTTGTAATTGGCTTTCTAACTATGGTGATATAGAAGTGAGAGAAAATTATGGTGAATTATTGCTTGTAAAAATTAAGTTCAATGATTGAATTTGTAGTTGCATCCCATGATGAATCTATCTTAAAAGAAAACATCTTTAAGTCTGATATTTATTATAAGAATTACAGATTTACTATCATGCGTGGTTACAACAATGTTTCTAAGGCTTATAACGATGCGAAAGAATTATTGAGTGGTGATATTGTAATTTATCTGCATCATGACCTTTTGTTGCCAGTAACATTCGAGCACGAATTATTAACTGCTTTAAAGTATATAGATGATAATTTTGGTGTATTAGGCATTGCCGGAGTAAATTATAATAGTCACAGAACAATACATGGTTATTTGAATGACAGAGGCAGAATTTGGGGCAGTCCTTATAATTTGCCTGCAGAAGTACAAACACTTGATGAAGTTCTTTTAATAACGCATGGCGATATTGTTTTTGACGAGTATCTGTCAACTGATTTCTACGGCGCAGATATTTGCTTAACAGCTACAACGCAAGGACGCAAAAACTACGCAATAAATGCATTTTGTCATCATAACAGCAACCGTGTTGTTGGCGGCAGGACAGAAAGTTTTTATAAGTGCCAGGAATATTTCAAAGAAAAATGGAAAGATTATTTGCCAGTTGCAACAACGTGCTCGATACTTGAAAAATAGAAATGTCAAACCTTAACCTCATAGTCCTTTCATATCATGTTTTCGGCAACACCGAAAGCGATTATCCTTTCTCGCGTACTTATAAACAATTCGAGAACGATTTAAAAACTAAAACATTCGATTGGATAACTATTGATGATGCACACGAAAGCATTATTGACGCATGTATAAAAATGTATGTCGCAAATATCCGTGCAAAAATATTTGTGCCTACATCATTGGTTGGCCAAAACGGTTATTGTTCATGGAAACAATTAAAACACTTATCAAAGCATCATGATATAGAATGTCATTCTCACCAACACAAATATCTTACTGAATTAACTGATGAAGAAATAGAGTGGAATATTCACATAAGCTGCAGAAAAATAAATGAACATATCGGAAGAATGCCGCGTTATTTTGTGCCACCATTCAATCAATATGATAATAGAGTGGAATGCATTGCAAAAGATTTTAGATTGCAGCTTATTAAAGACAGGATAACAATAAAGAATAACACTGAATGAAACGGATTATTTTATTATACTAACTATGCACATGCTTAAACAAGAGGTTGCCGATAAATTAACCGAAGTGCTTTCATCAATGTATGTAAAGCGCATTGTTGAAATCGGGACAGGTTGGGCTGAAAGTGCAGAGTTCTTTTCTAAATTAAAACCAGAAGCAGCAATATACACCATTGATGCATTTGGTTTATATGGTGATGGTAGAATTTATAATCATCTTGACCATTTTCAAGTATTAACTATTAACAAAAAAATTCAAACGCTCAAAAACGTTATACAGATACTTGGCGATTCATCAACTATTCCATGGGAGTTGCCAATTGATGTTTTATTTTTGGATGGTGACCATACAGAAGAAGGTTGCACCGCAGATTGTGTGAGGTATTTACCTTTTGTCGTTAAAGGTGGAATAATTTGTTTTGATGATTATACGCAAGAAAACAATCCTAATAACGGAGTTAAAAAAGTTGTAACAGATTTGCTTAATTTAGGTTACGGCTTTGAAATAATTTACGAAGGCTATTATTGTGCAATTTTAAAAAAATTATCATGACTCATCATTCAGAACTAATAAATTTTCTTGCAAAGAAAATAAATGCAAAAAGTTATTTGGAAATTGGAACGTTTAACCGTGACCATAACTTTAATTTAATAAATGTAAAGCACAAGATTTGTGTTGATCCAGACTCTGAAGCAAAAGCTGATTTCATTGGTACGTCTGATAAGTTTTTCGAATTCTATAAAATTATGAGTACCATAGAAAACTATGGAAAGCCAAAGTTGTTCGATATAATTTTTATTGATGGTCTTCACGAAGAAGCCCAAGTGAGAAAAGATTTTGAAAACGCATTACAATGTTTAAATGATAACGGATTTATCATTTTACACGACTGCAACCCACATAGCGAAGCAATAACACATTATCCGCGTGATTCACGTGAATGGTGCGGTAACGTTTATAAATTCGCTATGACATTACAGCAATATGATGGCATTGATTTTAGAACGGTAAATTTCGATTACGGTTGCGCTGTCGTTTGGAAGGATGAAACAAAAACAGGCAATCCTAAAAAGATTGATACAACTTGGGAAAACTTTGAAGATTATCGTAAAGAATTATTAAGGCTTGTGAGTGTGGAAGAATTTAAATCTCACCCAAACATAAAAAAACCCGTTTCTTGCATTAATTCTTGTATCATACCCTTGTTCTTCAAATACAATAGCTGCTTTTACAGCATCTTGCTCGTTTTCTTTACAGCATGCGCTATCATATCCTTGTTTCAACCAATCATTTGTACATTCTTCCGAAGAGCCGATTGGTTTGGAAATTTGTAAGCCTTGTGTGATAATCATAACTTTTAATTTTTAGGTGTATAGAATAATTTTGTTAATTCCTATCTATTGCTTCGCGTATTCAACCTTATCGCTTAACAATATAGCAATTCTATTCATCTCATTCCATGCGTTTCGAATAGGACTGCCCTTCATTCCACCGAAATAAATATCATAAGTTGCGGCTTCGGTCATTGTATATCTTGTTTGCATAGCAACAGGCATCTTTAAATTACCTCTTAAATAAATCAAAGTATCTTTTAGCATGAACGATAGAGAGATATTGCACGTCTTTATACTTTTTTCTTTTGTGGTGATAAAAATACTGTCTGATTTATCAACCGTATAACCGTTATTAAACAGCATTTCCTTTATTTTACCGGCATCTGCTAATGCGTGAATGATTATGACATTCTCTTTTTTTTCTTGCCCAAAAACAAGCTGCGAAAGTCCTACAAGCGATAAAATGATAATGGCAATAACAATATTTCGTTTGTGACGTTCCCAGATATAGTCTTCGTACTTCATGGTTTAGAATTTAGTACAAAGAAAAAGCGTGAAAAATTAAAAAACAACGTGATTTTTCACGCCTTAAAGGATTTTAACGTTCATATATAGATTTCACCGGATAAAACTCTTGCAACACCTTAACCATTTCACCTCTGAACGCATCTGAACACGTACTAAAAAAAAGCCTGTCTTTTAATATTTCTTTAATCGCATCTGCTGTTAACTTCTCATAGATTTTGCATTCTGGCTGATACTCGCCGCTGATGCCGTATGTATTACAGTAATAAGTCTTTAAAGCATATCCATAAGGCTTCCAATCAATATCCATTGCCTTAAACTTCTCTTTATTGTAAACAATCGGTGAATGAATATTAAAATGAAATGTTTCTGGAAATAATTCTAATGTATTTTTAAGCACAATTTCATAAGTGCCCATCATTTTTCTTTTTTCTTCCTTCATCAAACCTTTATGATAATATGGAAATATTTCAGCATCGAAATCTCTCAATAAAAAATGGTCATCGCTAAAGAAGATAAAGTTATCTGATAAAGCCGATTGATTGCATGAAAGTATTATTTTATCATAAATGTTTTTGCTCTTATTCACACTGCATGGCTTATCTGTTGCAGGCAAGTGAATAATATTATTAATCCAATCCGGTTTGATTCCGATAATGTAAACATTGCCATAATTCTTTAAGTGTTTTTCAATTGAACGAAGGCAATATCTAAGCTCAATGAAATTATGCTTGCTATCTTTTGCAACAGGAATAATAATGTCAATCATAAATAAAAAAAGAAATGCCGCCTTTGCCTGCGGCACTCCCTTAGCCATGAAAAAACACCAAATAGTGAGAAAGAAGTCACAGCAAGTTACTAAACATTTTAGTATTTTTAACCTATGAAGTTAAATCTTGTTTTATCGGTATCACTGGATGATGAAATGGAAAGCGACGTTCCTGTTGAACCAATTACTTTACAAGAGGCGAAAGACTGGCTTAAGATTTCTGTATCAGATGACGACGATTTGATAATAGAACTGATTACAGCCGCACGGCAGCAATGCGAACATTATTTAAACATATCTCTTATTCAAAGAACAGTTCATGCACAGTTACAAAACCAAATTGGCGGAATTGAATTGCCTTACGGTCCTGTAAACGATATTATTGAAATAAAAGACCAAGACGGTAATGAAATAACAGATTATACGTTAAGCGGAATCAACTTCAAAACACTCAACGATTCAAATACAGGCAATCCCACACCACAAAATAATTTTTATACGCCATCCAATTCTTATGTTGATATAACTTATTCAGCAGGATATGAAAGATTGCCAAAACATTTTAAAACAGCTATTTTAAAACAGGTTGCATTTTTATACCAAAACAGAGGGGACGAAACAATAAATGCAGTATCAAATGTATTAGCTGCAGATCAATTGTCGCCGGTAGTGTTATTACAATTAAAACCATACAGGAGAGTAGTATAAAGTGGAAATAAGCGAACTCAATAGAAGAATTACAATCAACACTTATTTATTTGGGCAGAATGAATCCGGGGCTCCCATAAAAGCATTGAATACAACATATCAAATATGGGCAAAGGTTGAACAAAAAAGCGGTAGTAGAACACTTGATAATTTGGGTATTACTTATAACGAGGCGTATGAAGTAACAGTAAGATATGAAGGCAGCCGACCGCTTTATAAAACAAACGAAATTGTTTATGAGGATGCATTGTTATCTATACAATCAACAAATGAAATTTCAGAAGGTAAAAAAAAATGGATCAAAATATTAGCTTATTCAAACGGTAATAATATCAGTGCTTCAGATTCTTCATTTTTAAATGTTGCAAAAATGGTACATTATGAGGCAAGCGGCGGAGAAACAGGTTTTCAAAATGATGAATTAATAGGCGATTGGAATGTGATTATAGCCTTCCGCGATGGGGTGCAATATTCATACATTACATCTGGAACACCAACCGGAAAACAAGTTTTGTATAACAAAGACGATGGGACAATAAATTTTGATACAAACCTCGAAGCAATGAAACCCGGTGAAATTTCTGATATTTATTTGATTGCTTAAAAATGAATTTGTATTTTGTTTGAATGATTTCAATTAAAATAGAAACCTTCCTTGAAAAACGCGATGGTGATGGCAGCAAGTGTATCGTTTGTAAAGAGCCCATTTTTTATAAAATGTATGTGGGCATTGTGCAAATGGCAGATAATAAAACTGAACTGAAAGAAATTAAACTTTGCGAAAGTTGTGCTTATGCAAGTGAAATAAAAATAAAACAATGGCTAATGCTTTAACAATAGATTCAAATTTTGGCAGTGTAATAAAAGCACTGGAACAGTTAAAGAAAGATGCAAAGACAGTAATTGACGTAGAACTTACGGACGGTGCAACAAATATTTCAACAAAGGCAAAACAGAATTTAGTGAGGTCATATCCCGAAGGTGCTTATGATACGGGAAACCTTGCAAACTCCATTTCATTTACAAATGAAGTACTCGAAAAACATATAACGGTAAATGCTTTTTATGCTGCGTTTGTTGAGTTTGGCACGGGGCATTATGCAGCTCAATATGTAAGCACTTTACCAGATACATGGCGACAATATGCGCAGCAATATAAAGGACAAAAAGGCGGCGGCGATTTTCATCAGTTTGTAAATAATATTTTGGATTGGGTGATAAGAAAAGGCTTTGCAGCAAGGTATTCAGTAAAGACACAGCGCAGACAAAAGGCAGATAAAAATGAGATTAACAGAGCAATAGAAATAGCGTATTTGATAGCTCATAAAATTTTAAAGAATGGTACAAGACCACATCCATTTATTTTTCCCGCCTTTGAACGAGAACAACCAATTATTTTAAAAAATATTGAACAAGCAATTAAAAATCTTTTATCGTGAAAGACATAAACAGCGCACTTAAAAAAAAGTTGTATCAAATGCTTTCACCAGTTGTCGGTGCGCCTGTTTACACAAAATATATTCCTGCAACAATTACATCGAGTGCTTATGTTTTAATATCAACAATCAATAACAATGATAGAAGCACGATGCATTCGAGCGACACGAATACTGCTGTACAAATCGGAATCTATACCCGTGATTCACAAGCCAACCCCGGAGCACAAACAGAGGCTATTGCTCAAATAATTTACAATACAATTTATCCTAATTCTCAATCAATAATAGACCTTTCGCCCGACTTTCAAAATGTAACGCTTCGCCTTGCAAACGATATTGAGCCTGATGCTATTCTAACAGGTACAGATGTCTTTATTAATCGTTTTTTAATCTTCCGCCTTCATATTAATCATAAGTAACAGAAATATTTTTATATATCATATTAATTTGTACTATTTTTATAACGCAATAACTGCTAAAATTTTTAGCAATCATCTTTTAAAAACATAAAATAACTCTCCAATGGCAGACGAAAAAGTAGGCGGTGGGCAATACTGGTTGTTTATTGATCCACTCGGCGGCACATCTTACACAAATGTAGTGTGTCTTATTTCTCATTCTTTCACAATGACCAATTCAACAAGCTCAACAACTACTTATTGCGGTACAAGTTCCGTTCCCGGCGACAAAGCAACATCAATTAATTTGAACGGTGAAGTAGCACTTAATCCTTCCAATGGGGCATTAAGCGCACCGGATTTGTTTGATCTTGCAAACGATCAAACAACATTCAGTTGGCAGATTGCCCGCGACACCCCAATAGCAGGCGATTACACGCTTTCAGGACGTGGTTACTTCTCATCTTACACAAATGACTGGACAGCTACAGACAGCGCCAAATTCAGCGGCACGATTACAATTGATGGCGACGTTACAAAAGTTGATGAAACAGGCAGTTAATTTTTATGGATATACAAATTGATATTAACGGAAAGCAAGCCGGTTTAAAGGTCTCCATGTGGCTTATTGATGCAAATCGTTTACAAAATATGATTGATAGCGATCCGGATGCCATGCTCTGGAAATTCACATCAATCATTTTCATGGCTTATAAAAATCATTGTCGTTATCAAAAGATTCAACCGGACCTAACAGATAGCGAAATAGATTTATGGGTTGATGAACAGTTTTCAACTGATGATGGCAAACAAAAACTAATTTCTTTAGTTAACGAAATAACCGAAGAAATAAACAAGCTTTCCGGTAACAACAATAAAGACAGTAATGGCGAAACCGGTGCCGAACAAAAAAAAATGATTGGAGAGTTGTCCACAGCATAGCCTTTGGTGAAATGGCTATGAGTGAGGATGAATATTACAATATGTTGCCCGCAAATTTTGCGGCAAAAATTGAAGGATATTCAAGGCGGGTATATCGGGATGAAGAAATCTCTCGAAAGCTCGCCTTCTTTTGTTTAGCACCGCACACTGTTCGCGGCTTTACCTATCAGCGTTTTTGTAAAGAATACTGGCAGATTGCGGGAGATCCGCAGGAAGTAACAAATAAAGAGATAAAAGAAAGGGCTCGTGAATTAACGCACGATCAATGGGAGCATCTAAAAAAACGGCAAAGCCAATTAGCTTTTGAAGCAACAATACGTGAACAAAATAAAAAACTGCAACAGCAGCGCAGGCGAAAATATTTAGAACAAAGTAAAAATTAACCATGGCAGAAATCGGGGCATTAGATGTTATTTTAAGAGCAAGTACCGACCAATTTAATACTGCTCTTGCATCGGCACAGGTTGGGCTTGCAAAAACTGAGCAGGGCAGCATTAAAGTTGCCGTGGCAATGGACAATGCTTCTAAAAGCATGGCAAAAGTTGCATCGCAAAGCGCAGCAACAACTGGCGGTATTTCAAACATTGCAAAGTCTGTTGATAATGCAACCGTATCGCTTAAAAATGTTTCTGTTGGTTTTGATGCAATGGAACAATCTGTTGATGCTATTGCTGCCGAATTTGATGCAAAATGGAATCCGATTGTACAAAGTATTTTAGATGCTGCGGAAGCCGGAAGGATTGCTGATAATGGATTAACCAATCTTCAAAATACGGTTGCAAAATTCGGTGGCGGCGTTGTAAAGTTTGATACGGCTCAAATTAATAAGGCAATTACAGAAGTTGATAAACTTTCCGTCTCTCTTACAAAGTTACCTGTTGCAAAAGTTGATTTCGTAATTACAGGCGATACACAAACGGCGCTTGCCGGTTTTGCTGGCTTGTCAAATGAAATAAAAGAATTATCAACGGATGGTGTTGCCTCAATTTCAAAATTAAATTCAGCATTAGGAACGTTAAGAACGGCATCTGTGCAGGCAACAGACCCAACCTCGTTTGCGCGTTATAATGCGGCAATTGAAAAAGTAGAAAGTGAGATAACGAGGTTTAAAACGGTATCAGCTTCCGCAAGCACCTCGCTTGGCGGATTCAATAAAGCATCTAACACCGCAACATTCGCAGTAACAAATCTTGGAAGAGTTTTACAGGATTTACCATTTGGTTTTATAGGTATTTCAAACAATTTAAATCCTTTACTCGAATCGTTCCAACGATTACAAAAAGAATCTAAAAACACCGGCACTTCTTTAGTTAAAAATCTTTTAGGTTCATTGGCTGGCGGTGGTGGTATAGGTCTTGCATTGTCAGGCGTAACAGCGGCATTAACTATCGCATCATATGGGTTGAGTGCATGGACACGTGGTTTCGGCTCAAACAAAAAAGCAGTTGAAGAAACAACCAAGGTAACTAACGAATATGCGGAGGCAATAAAAAAAGCGCAACAGGAAGTTTCAGGCGAGGCATCAAGAGTTGAACAAATAATAGAGGTGCTGAAACGTGAAACTATTTCAAGGGAGCAGCGTAAAAAAGCAATAGAAGAATTAAAACAGATTTCACCTGAATATTTTAAACAACTTGATATAGAAAAGTCAAGCATTGATAATTTAACTATCGCTTATGCTGCTTATATTAAAAATCTTGTTGCGGCAGTTAAATCAAAGGCCGCTGAAAATCAACTGGAATCATTAAACAATAAATTAGTTCAAACTTCCAATAAAATAGATGAAATAAATCAACGTTTCGCCAATACTCAAACGTTTGGCGGTATAGCTAATCAAAAAGAAATTCAATCTATTCTTGATAAATCGCTAAAGACTTATGAGGATATTCGAAAGCTTTCTCAATTAACAGGCAAAAGCGAGACATTTATAAAAGAAAACCTGACTGCAAGAAATTCGGCTTTGGTCGAACAAACGAGAATACTCGGTAAAATACAAGAATTGATGGGAGATATTGGCATAAAAGATTTATTGAAAAATTTAGGCATTAGCGATGAAACAAAAAAAGATGTTGAAACCATTTCGGATATTCTTGCGAAACTAAAATTACAGATAGCGGGATTAAATGCTATTGAATTAAATCTTGGCATTGATGAAAGTACAGAAAAACTAAAAGATTTTGAGCAAGCAATTGAAAAGATTGCCAAGACAACCGATACGCTGCAAAACAAATTAAAAGCGATTGAGCAGGTTTCAGATGAAATAGAAATTGTAAAAGGCGATCCTTCGGAAAAGATAAAAGCATTAGAAAATGCCGTTAAATCACTTATATCATTAAGGGTTGATCCCAATGATACAATCGTTCAAAAAATATTTGGAGAAATAAATGAAATACAACTACAACAAACATTCAAATCCTTTAGTGATTTCATAAAGAAAAATTTCGGCGAAAAAATTACGGCACCAATTGATTTTACTGTTAAACCGGATATTTTTATTGATAGCCCGGAAGGATCAAAACGTGCTGAATTAATCGCTAAAGTTGAGAAATTATTTAAAGATTTTCATTTAAAAATACCCGTCAATATCAATTTTGAAAGCGATGTTAACCTTTCTAATCTTGAAAGAAAACTTAGTGACATAAAGAAAAAACTAAACGATGAATTCAACGATATAATTCAAAATTTCAATAACGCTTTATTTGATTCGATCGGGCAGGGTATAGGTGATGCATTAAGCGGCAAAGGTTTTCAGGGTGTTTTTTCTGGTATATTCAGTGCTCTTTCCGGTGCTATGAAATCATTAGGACAAACATTGATTGAAACAGGAGTAGCATTACTCGCTTTTAAAGCCGCATTTAAATCCCTTAATCCGGTAGTTGCAATCGGTGCGGGTATAGCACTTGAAGCGTTTGCAACACTTCTTCAAAATAAAATCAGCAGCATTCCAAAATTCGCGCAAGGGGGCATTGTTCCTCTCGGTTTCCCTAATGATACATTCCCCGCATTTCTATCTTCCGGTGAAATAGTTCTAAATGAAGCTCAACAAAGAGCATTACAAAAACCGCCACAAATTCATACCGTAAATGTCACAGGTCAATTTGAATTGCGCGGTGACGTTCTTCGTGCCCTTATTAAAAGAAGTGATATAAAAGCAAGACGAACAAACTAATGGCAACCTATAAAGAAAAATTCAGGATTACTTTTAAAAACTTGCAGGAAGACAATTATCGTATTGATATACTGGAAAAAGATTATACTGGCGCAATTACAACTTTGCAGGGTGCAATGCCTGCATTTACGGTAAAATATTCGCTTGATGAAAGACCCCCTCAACCCATATTTGCAACGAACGCAGAAATAAATTTTTTCTCAACTGAATTTGTAAATCTTGAAAGTTTTTATAGTGAGGACGATGAACAATTTCGGGTTGATTTTTACTGCGACGTTGCCAATGGTGTAAGTATAACAAAAATACTTTGGCGCGGATATGTTGTACAGGATGATTGTAGCGAGGATTTACAGGACGCCCCGCAAGTTGTTACATTAACAGCTACAGATAACATCGGGCTTTTAAAAGATGTTTCTTATGACACTGCTTTTGACAATTCAAAAACAACTTATTTATCAGGTGTTTCCGATATAACAGTTGAAGATTTTGCGACATTGCATTTGGATTTACCTGTAGAAATAACGGAAGTTGACATCAAACCTTATGATTTATTTTTTTGGCGAAACAGGTATTGGTTTATTTTCACACACGATTTTACCGCGCCGACTCTTACGCTTATTTTACAGCCATCTATTCCTTACTATGCAGACACTTATCCCGATGAAGAATGGATAATTTATAAAACGCACACAACATCTCCTTTGCTTGGCAAGACTACACTTTTAGAATATTTGGAAGTTGCATTAATTGCAACCGGTATTCAACTTCCTTTAAGAATTTATGCAAACATTTACGAGAATACGCAGCAAGACCGCGACGATGTTGATACTGCTGAGTTCCTATCACAAACACGACTTTTTTCGGGAATGTTTTTAAGTGATGATAATGCATGGGATGATTGTTACACGATTATAGAAAAGATTTTAAAGCCGTTAAACGCTACACTATTGCAAGCTGAAGGATATTGGAATGTAATTCGTTTTCCTGAAGCTGTTTTATTTTATAATGAAATACCCGGAACAGAATATGATGAGAATTTTGAAAATCCTGTTTCAATAACATTAGACCCGAATTTTTTAATAGAGTATCATGAACCAGGTATTCCGAAAGAACATGAATTTATCGGTGGTAATTCAATAAGAAGGATTGCGAGACCATTTAAGTTTTGTTTTGAAACATTTAATTATCGCCAACCAACAGAACTAATTCAAGGTTTAGATTTACAAACATTTGGAAATTTCACAGGTAGCACAACTGTTGGTGATTTGCGATACGATCACTACCAAGTAAATTCCACATGGAAACATGAAGATAGCGCCCCCAATGGAAACACGCCTGATTCAAGCTATATAGAGATTGTCGTAGATACTACAACAGATACTGAAACTGACAGATATATTGTTGATCCGAATGAAACGGATGAGCATAAATGGCTTCAGTTAACGCCTATTGAAGTTAGTAAAGATGATTATTTTGATTTTTCATATCAATATAAATCGCGTAATGATACCAACGGAACTGTTTTAAGAATTCATACGAGATTTTTATTATTTACACCCGACGGCGATTGTTATAGTTTAATTGATTTTACTTCAGGTAGTGAAACCTTTTTGATATGGAGCCATTTAGGAACAGATGATTTTTATAAGGTTGATTTAGGTATTTCGACAGATATACCCGATAGTGCCGATCATACAGAATGGGCTACATTTTCATTATCGTCAATTTTAGAAAACACAAAAAGGAAATTACCTCCGATTCCTGTAGATGGTGTTTTGATTGTTGGCTTAGATGGCAGCAATGATTCAACTAATAACGGAAGCCTTGAAAAAGAAGATGTGTTTATGAAAGATTTTAATTTAACCTTTTATAATCGCATAAATGAAAGTTTAAACATTGTTGGACAATCTCATAATACAAAGCAAAACGATAATATCAAAAATAATTTTGACGAAGAAATAGAGGTTGATGATTCACCGAGAAACACTGTTGCCGGAACGTTATTCACAAATGAATTAACCACTACATTTAGCCCAAACATAGGTCAAATTTATTTCACCAAAACCAACAAATGGCATCGAAAAAATTTCGATGAATCCATGAGACTTGGTGAAATTATAACTTATGAACAAAAACTAATGTCTATCCGTCCAAGAACAATCGTTGAAGGTGAGTTTACTTTTATCCGTTACGAACAAAACGGTATTACACGCTTTGTATCACCAATGAATGTTATACAAATACTTTCTCTTGCTTCACGCAATTTTATTATGAGCATGACGGATATTAATTACTCTGAAAGCCGCTGCAATAGCACCATGTATGAGCTTTACAGCGATGAAGACATAACAGGAAGCGATGAAATTGCCGGCACATCTTATGAGTTTAAATACCTGTTTAAAACAACTTAGAAATAAACATCAAAACTTTATGCTAAATCTTTTAGTATTTTTATAAAAAAATACTTGATAAGTGTCAACAATTTCCGGTAAAAATGCTATTTTATACGTCCAATATAACGGTGAATTTTTGCCGGTTGCCTGTTTTAAATCAATATCCCTTAATACACATCTCGATAATGGCGAAACATCATCACTAAATACCGGCAAATGGCGCACGCTTCGCGGCACAAAACTGTCATGGAGTGCAACAGCTTCCGGTTTGTGTTCGCTCGATACAAACATTACTATTCCACAATTGCGTAACATGCAGTTCACAATGAATGCGGTGTTTCTGCAATGGAATGTTACTGATACAAATAATTTAACTGAAAATTTCAGCGGGTTCGCTCTTATTACGGACATAACAGAAAATACGGATGTAACAGGCTTTCTTGAATATCAGGCAACCTTTGATGGAGAAGGCGAAATAGCAATAACGGAACAAGTGGTTGATCCTAATGAATGTTGTGATACGGAATGGTATTTTTATACAGCAAGTGGCGGCGAATATGATACCGGACCAATACCGGCTTTGGTTGGTTATAGAATTGATGGGGATGTAATTCGCGATGGTGTAGGTTATCGCCCAAGTGGTGCATTACATGATGGTCTTTCAACGCCAATCGGCAAGCAATATAAATTTGATAAAGATACCGGCAGGATTTACTTTGATACGAATTTGCAACCATTGCAAACAGGGGAGCAAGTAGATATTCCTTATTTGACATGTACAGATGATAATACAACACCTTGCGAAGCCGTTTTGATTAACGATAAAGACTTACCGAATGCAGTGGTTGGAGTGCCTTATTTTCAGATTATTAACTTAACTGGCACTGCGCCTATTAGCTTAACCCCCGGATGGCAATCTATACCTGGAACAACAATTTCGTTAACAGGAAATAAAGTAACGATTTCTGGTGTACCAACAACCGAAGGGACTAATGTTGCAATTTCATTTAAAGTTTCAAATTGCACTGGTAATACAGACACCTTTGACGATACGGTGAATGTATATCAACAGACCGATTTCAGTGTGGAATTATCACGCAACGGAAATCAATTAACAGCATTTGCAATAGGAGGAGTTGGTCCATATACATATCATTTCTATTGCGTTGCCACAGGTAATCCATGCTTTGATTATAATATTGTATCTCCAGATGGTACTGTGCCCGATGAAGTAACTGCAGCAGTTACCGATTTTTCTTACACTCAATATGCGGGATCATCGTACACCTTTTATTGCGAAATGACAGATAGCTTAGGACAAAGCGCAATTTCAGGTGGCATAACACCGCCGAACTGCCTTGTTCCCGAAACGATGATTCTAATGGAAGATGGAATAGAAAAAGAATTAAAATTCGTTCAAGAAGGTGACAAATTATTCGATAGCATAGTTACTGCATGGGCATCACATATAGAAAGTAAGCTTTATTCAATCAACGCCGGTTTGCTAAAATCAACTGGTGGACATATTCATATATTGAAAGGGAATATACTAAGACATGCAGAAGAACTTAAAGAGGGGGATTTGCTTATTGATAAAAACGGCAATGACGTTGAAATTACAAATATAGAAATTTTAGAAGGGGAATTTGAAGTAATAAATATTTCAACTGATACGAAGGAGTATATTGCAAATGGCATCAGAACACACAATAAACTATCTTGTTAAAATGTTATGGTACTATTATACAGCGCTCGGTACAGAAGGAAATATTATAAGTACGCCGCTTACACTTAAAGATATTTGGAAAGTGGCAAGAGATGGCATTTGGTACAGGATGGTAAATTCAACGCCTTCTGGAAAACAAGTCAGGTATGATGATACAACAGGTGGCTTTTTCTTCGATGAAGCGTTTCCGCCGCTCTCGCAAGATGAACAAATTGATATTGCTTATAAATATCCGGTTTAATAAATTATCTTTAGTGTATGAAAAACAAAGTTTTTCTTTTTTTTGGCTTATTCATGCTAAATTGTTTAGCATGTACTAATGTTTTTAGCCAATATGTGCCCTTTCAAACAGCACACTATAAAGGGCTAACAGCCGACACCCTCTATTCTCCTACAGGTGGCCATCCAAATTACACACCACGCTCTTATAGAAGGGCTACAATATATTATGATACGGTATATAAAGTATTCAGAAAATATTTTGCAGCGGACCAACATTGGGGATATTTAGGAATTGATACAGTTACAACAGTAAATGATTCTACTTTAAGATTTTATCAATCTTATGCGGGAAATGTTTTTTTCGATATTCCAGTTCCAGGAAGTGGTGGCGGCGGAACTATAACAGACGATGTAACATGGAGCGTAATTGATATACTCAATACACCACCGATATCACCAAATACAAATGATGCCTATTTGATTAATACCTCTCCGACCGGGGCGTGGAGCGGACATGCTAACGAAATTGCAACATACAACGGCAGTTCATGGGACTTTGATGCAGCAATTACTGGAAACATTTTAAATAATAGCGATAATGATTTTAGCGGTGATTTCGGTAACTATAAATTTAATGGCAGTACATGGGATTTTATAACCAGAAGACCATTGAACGATGGCGGAAATAATAGCGCCGGTGCTGTGAGGGGCGGAACAATTGGCAGCAATGCATTTACTCTCATTACAAATAATACGGCCCGCTTAACTATCGGTGCAAGTGGTAGCATTACATTTAAAAGTTTAACCGGCAGCGGCAATGCTTTGATGAATTTAGATGCAACGGGACTTGCAAGCAGAATAAATGCCAGTAATGGCTATTTAAAAAATAGCGGCGGTACTTGGAGCTTTGATAATTCTACGTTTCAAACACAGCTTAACGGTACTGGCTTTGTGAAGGCAAGCGGAACAACAATAAGTTATGATAATTCGACTTACGTTCCTGCCACAAGAAGCCTTACTATTAACGGAGAATCACATGATCTCTCTGCAAATGCAAGCTGGACTGTCAGCGGCGGTGGCGGCATGTCAATTGGCGGCGACATTACTTCTGCCACTCAGGGTAGCGTACTATTCGCAGGCACAGGCGGTAAGATGCAGCAATCAAATTCCAATTTTTATTACGACAGTACAAATAAAAAACTTGGTATTGCAGCCGGAACATCATTAACCCATAATATAGATGTTGGTACAAGTTCGGCAGGTGGAAATCAACAGATATGGAGCACATTAGGGACAGAACAGGCAGCAGCATTAACTGCGGGTAACTGGACACTTGGTACAGGGTGGGAAAACCCCATTGTTGGAACAGGTTTGAATAAAAATGCCGATGGAACAGGCACAGCCACACCTTCAGCAACAACTACTATTACCGCTTATACATCTTATAAAATAGTCTTTACAGTAACAGGGTTAACGAGCGGTACATTTCAGTATTCAATAGGCGGCATAAATAGCTCAACTATATCGGCAAATGGCACATATACAGATTATGTCACAACATGGACAACTACAAAAATTGTGATTACACCAACTAATACTTCAAGATTTGTTATTTCTGTATTGTCTATTAAGCCGCTCTCCAATGTTTCGTCAACAGGTAATTTAATTGCTGAAGGTAACAGTTTGATGGGCGGTAATTTTTCTGTAATAGGTCAGAAACTTGGCATTGGCATTAATCTTTCCAATACTGGAATATCAACAATTAATGGAATATCAATGTTGGGAAATACTACCGGAATTAGTCTTAGCCATGATAATACATATTGGACAACTTTTCAAACAGGTTCAAGTGGGGCATTTAGTTTAAGCTCTAATGCGGGAGGTAAGTTTACTGATAATATGTTTACAACTTTTGGTGCTGGATTTTCAATGGGATCATCTTATGGCTATAATTTCTCTGTTGCACCCGGTGAGACTGTGGTTTCAGATGCCAGTAGCTTTTTGGGTAGTGGCGGAACTGATTATAGGGTCGTTCAGGCAGCAAATAATGGAACTGCAACTACTAATCATGCTTATGGGTCTATCGTACTAACATCCAACAAAATTACAAAAGCATCTTCTGGCACACATCCTCTTTTTACCAATTTTGGGGTATTAGGGCTGAATATAGCATCCGGAAGTGCAGCTCTAACAGATGCGGCAAGCGTTTATATCAAAGCGGCTGCAACCGGAACGGGTGCACCGACAGGCGTACATAATATGTCTTTATGGGTTGATGACGGTATTTCTCGTTTTGATGGCAGCATAGTTGGTGGCAAAGGTATCGATGTTGCAAGCGCAAATGACTTAACTCTTGGAACAGATGGCAATACTTTTTTAATTACCGGAACAACTACAATCAACGCAATAACCACATCCAACTGGCTTGCAGGCTCACATATTACGTTGATTTTTCAAAGCAATCCAACGGTAAAAAATAATACAGCAGGCGGAGCGGGAACAGCCATTATGTTTCTTGCGGGCGGTGTTGATTTTTCTGCCACATCAAACGATGTGTTGAAACTTGTATATGATGGTACAGAATGGGTTGAGGAAGGAAGAAGCATAAATTAACTATTTTAATGAAAAATCTGTTGTTTTTCGTATTGTTTTTTTGTTTTACATCACACGCTCAATATTCTTTGGATACTATTGCGAATATGAAGGCATGGGCATCCACCTATAAGAATGCTGATATATATGGTAAGACCGCAAGCGGTGACATATACAATGTAAGTATTGTCAATCATTATTTAGAAGACGGCACTCCGGACAGTATGGAAATCGTGCGTGTTAATTTAACAAACCATACTACACTTCATAAAAAAATCAATCAGCCGAGTTCAGTATCTGCGGTATGGATCAGTGGCATGGATTCGTTGGGACAAGTTTATATGTCTTTGATCGTTGGCGTAAGATGTGTTTGGAAATTCAAGCTCGGTAACGATTATATAAATGTTGATATGTTCAAGGCCGTGAAAACAATTGAAACACTTACAAGTGAAGTGGAAGAATTAAAATCGGAAATAGCGGAACTGAAAGGCCTGATCTATGAAAAAAAATCTCCTGTTAAATTGATATATACCGGAAAAGTGAAAAAATGATTTTATGAAACCGTACCATATACTATTACTTTTTTTGTTGGCATCATGCACCGCAACACAACAAGCGGTTGTTGAGAAGGACCCGGTGTTTACCGCTTCCGCAGCTTCAACAATAAAGGGAACAAATATTGATTATTGGAACAAAATAGGCAATACAACTGATACACTTAAATATGCCGTTTATCGAAAAATAGAAACTTATTCACGAAAAGAAATTGACGCAAAGATTAATGATGCAATCGTTCAATCTAATGCCTATACAGATGCACACGGCGGCGGCGGCAATGGTGGTAGTATAGATGCATATACAAAAGCACAATCAGACGCATTATATCAGAAAAAAATTCCTCTTGGTGCAGTAGGTCAATATGTAGGATACGATTTGGCTATGCACAATTTTGCAACAGATGCAGGTAATGCCTTTAGTGCAGGCGGCGATTTAGTTTACGACAAAACAAACAGACAATTCAGCATTGTTATTCCGAAGCAAATTTCATACTTCCAAAATGATAAGAATTATGGCGCAGCAGTTGTTTCAATAAATGTAAGCGGAACAAGCACAAAAACGATTGACATTCTTTTTGCAGATGGCATTCATAAAACAACAACGTTTACTGATTTACAAAGTCAAGGTGGCGGTGGTATCACAACGCAGCAACTTACAGATTCATTAAATATTCTTCGAAAAGAAAACTATGATTTAAATAAGCGATTGAAGCAAATTGAAGACTTTATTTACGACACAACAACTTCTTTTTATAAGGTAACAAATTTCGGAGTAATGCTCGCCGACGCTTCTTTGTCTCCTTCGGAAAAAGCAACATGGATAAAAGATAGTTTGCAGGCAGATGCAGCAAGATATACTGTTGTATTAACTCAGTGGAACGGTATTAATGATGGCGGCTTAGATGCTCTTATAAAAAAAAATTACGAATACAACTTAATGTTCTTTGGCAACAGCAGGGAACGGTCGGCAGCGGGATAAACGTAAGACAGTTCCCGCGTGACAGCGTGAGATACAAAACTCTTCTAAAACAAGTTCTTTTAAAATACGGCGCTTATTGTTCTGTTGTTGTAATCGAAAATGAAGAGTATAACCAAGGATATTATTTTGACGATAGACGAAATTATGTTAGTGAATTGAGATGGGCGTTAAATGTGTGTCACTCGATTGGTGTAAAGGTTACAAACGGAGGGCTTCATGATCCATTCCTTGCAATGCATTATTATAAAACTCTTGATGCAGACAGTGCAAGAAAATTTATGAATAAATATTTCACAGACGTAATGGTAGCTGCTACACAAAGAAGCAGTAATAATTATTGGAGCTATTACAATGGCAGCGACAGTCTTTACAATGAATACATGAGTTTAGGGCTTGATTATTTCAATTGTCACATGTATCAACGAGACGATAATTATTTGGATTACGATTATATAAAGGCACTGAGTGATCATGTGAAACGAACAATGAAAATTGAACTTGCGTGCAACGAATGGGGAATACGGGTTACTAACGATCCCGGAGCGACACAACGAATATTAAGTGCATTTAGATTAAGCAGAACAAAAGAGATAAATTATTATAGTAGTGCAAGTGCAGAGACAGGGAGTTCGCAGTCGTTAATTGTGAATGGTAAGTTGAGTAATGATGGAAGGAATTATAAAGATTATGTAATACAATATTGAAGCGTATTGATTCAATGAAATTTTAATTAGAAACAACGATTTAATCCGTAGACATAAAAATGGAAATGCTTTTACAAGTGGAGACAAAAGACGCATTGAACTGGGCATTCTCGCAACCTTTAACGATAGTGATATTATTGCTTGTAATCATTGGGATGTTTTGGTATTTCAGGAAAGAGAATAAAGAACAACGTGAAGAATTTAAAAAAGAAATTCAAGAAGATAGAATTGAATTTAATATTAAAATTGATAAGCTGCATCAAGAGCATAAACAAGAAAAGGAAATAATAAAACGAGATGCAGATAACCGAGAAAGAGAATTGAAAGATTCACTGCAAAAAAGCAATGATTTCTGGCAAAATGAGTGCACAAGGCGAGATGTTTTACTTAACGAAGCAATGACAAGTTTAATTGATTTGAACAAATTAACAAATGAAACATGGCATGCAAATACACAAGCTATGAATAAGTTAACAGATAAACTCGAATATATAATTCCTAAAAAATAAAGTATATGCAAAAAACATTCTGGCAAAAAAATCAAGTGTTTTTAACCGGTTTAGCTGGTGCACTTGTTCTCGCATTACAACAATTCATATCAACACCAGAAGGTGAAATAGACTGGAAGGTTATAGGACTTAGTGTTGCTTTGGCAATAGCCGGTTATGTGGCAAATGAATGGAGAGGTAAAGGCGTTACTGTTGTCGGCTTTATTGGTGTTGTCGCTCAGTCGTTCGTGACGATACAAACAACTGGACATTTTTCGTGGAATTCGTTTATCCTTTCTGTAATTATAGGATTTTTATCTATAGTTGCCCCCCCGCCAAAACCTGCAGCATATGAAGAGACAAATATTATTAAAAATGCAAAGCAGCAAGCGGAAGAGATAAAGCAAGTTGAAAAACAAACTCCGCCTCCACAAATATGAAAATAATATTTCTCATACTATTCATGTTAGTTGTGACATTATCCTTTTGTCAAAGAGTATATTATTTTTCTTCATCAACCGGTAATGATAAAAACAACGGTTCCCTAACATCTCCCTACAAAACAATTTCTAAATTAAACTCTCTCTTACTAAAACCGGGGGACACAGTAAAGTTTAAAAAGAATGATTTATTCGTTGGCTCACATACAATAAAATATTCTGGCAGTATAGGTAAATCAATCGTGTACACGACTTACAGCGATGGCAATGCTCCCATTTTTCTTTATAACATTTCAGGCAATTTAAATAAAACTATTGCTCAACGATGCATTATTTATGCAACGGCAGGAATTCATCACATTACTATTGATGGAATAAAATTCACAGACACAACTTTAAATTCACTAAATATTCATACAAAGACAACGGCAAATGTTGGTTACGCAATTGATTTCGATGGTAGCAGTAGCAACGGCTGCAACAATATCGTGCTTAAAAATCTTCACATTTCTTTGGTTGGTAATGCTATAGAAATACATGGTAATAATGATAGTGTCATTAACTGTTTTATTTCAGATTTAGGCGGTATAAAAAATAACAAAAACGATCAGGGTAACTACGGTGGCAACGCTATTACAATGGGTGGTTGCAGTAACTGTATGATTAATAACACTATTAAAAACTGTTGGCGTACAGACCAAACATTTGATTATGATGGGGGGGCTTTTGAAATATATGGTGCTGTTGGCGGCAGATGTTCAAACAATACTTTCAATTATAATATAATCGAAAATTGTCAAGGCGTTTTTGAAGTTGGCAGCGATAACTCAACAGATTCATTTTCTAATAATATTTTCTCAAATAATATCCTCACAAATAATGGTGGAAGAATGGGAACTATACACAACGGCGGCGATGGTTTTTCAATGCGTGTAAGTAATCTTCAATTCACGAATAACACTATTGATGAGACTTTGGTTCCTGTGTTTGGCGTTAAATCTAAAATGTTTTGGTTCAGTAAAACGCCTGACTCGAAAACTATTGTGTGTACTGATAATTCATTCAACATACAAAACGGCTCAACTATTAATATCACTTGTAAATAATTTTTATGAAATCAATACTCTTATTTTTTTTATTAATCGGAACTGCTTTCAATTGCAAAACTTTATCAACGCCAAAGGCAGATGTATCAATACAGTCTGCAATTTATGAAGGAATGGCATTAACCGATGCTCTCTATATTTCTATTTCGCAAAGCAACGATAAAAGTTATAGCCCATTCGTAAGCAAGTATAAACAAGTTGATAGCATTATTGATGCTATTCTTGCTAAGGATAAGGTTCGATTGCACGGTGAAGATTTGGTTAAGATGGATGAGAATATTCAGAATCTATTTGCTAAATACGAAGAAGAACATTCTGCTGCTGAAAGTATTAGTAGCAGTACAGCAATCATTTATAGTGAGTATATGAAAGCGGTGTGGAAGCCGAGATACAATGCGGAAATGAGATTGAAATAAATTACAAGTTGACAAAAAAATCTTGGCATTTTTTTACAAATTTTATTGACAATAAAATAATTAAAATTATGAGTGATAAAACATTCGATTTCAAACCGCTTCTCGATAATATAAAATCAATTCTTCAGCAAACATGGGATGAAGAAAAACCTGAGCTTGAACAAATCAGCAATGAGTATTTAACTGGTGCGCAAGAACGATTTACCGATCTATCAAACAAACTTGCAGCAGACGGTGATACATATTTTTTTATAGAACGGTTAAAAGACGAACCTACTATTATCGCCACGCAACTTTTATCATTAGAAGTAATTGCTAAAGTTCAGGCGCAAGAATCGTTAGGTAAGATATGGCAGACTGTTTATGACTTCTGTGTGAAGTTGCTAAGTGAGTTGATTTATAAATATAAGCCATAAGTAAAAATAACTTGAATAAGTGACACCTTCCGAACGTATCATATCATTAATTCAACACTACGAAGGGCTGCGTTTAACGGCTTATCAAGACGCCATAAAGGTGTGGACTATCGGGTATGGTACTACAAGATACCCAAATGGCAATAAGGTCGCTGAAGGCGATAAAATAACTGAACGGGAGGCATTAGAGTATTTGCATGATGAAATAAATAAAAAGGCGGCAGCAATACTATTTCTTATAAAAGATGTTCCAATAAATCAAGATCAGTTTGACGCTTTTGTTTCGTTTGCTTATAACGTTGGAATATACGCATTCGAAAAAAGCACACTCTTAAAAAAATTTAAAAACAATCCTCACGATCCATCAATTTACAAATACACCATTGACGAAGATGGCAACGCGATAGTTGACTCTTGCGAATTTTTGCGATGGACTCGCGGCAATGGAAAAGTATTACCCGGACTTGTTAAAAGGCGAAAGGCAGAGGCAGATTTTTATTCTGGTAACTTTTCAAACAATGAAACATGAAACAACTATTATCGTTAATCGCGCTCTTTACATTTTATTTATACGGTACTGCACAAATTTCTAAGACAGTAACTTTTCCTGTTAATAGATTCGTTAATTGTAACCCTTATCCTTATGTGCCGGCGATAAATGTAGATACAACCAAACTTGAACGTGTTGAAAAATACGGTGCGAAAGGCGACGGAAGTACTTTAGATGATGCAGCTATTGCAAGCGCAATTAAAAATGCACGGTACGGAGTGATATTTACTTCAGGCAAAACATATCTTGTAAGTAAAAAATCTACTGTAATGCCATCACGTGGTAAAGATATTATTGTATATGCCTATGGCGCTACAATAAAAATGGCTAATATGACTAAGTATAGCTTTTTTTCAATCGAGTATCCTAAAGATCAGTATAATGATACTGTTATTTGGTTAGGAGGTACTCTTGATGGAAATAAGGATAAACAAATGTGGCCTGGCTCCCCAACTGGAAATAATAACTGGGCAGAGGCTCATGGAAGATTTGTCGGAGTTGAAAATGCAGAGTTTGTAATTTTTAAAGATGTAACACTTATCAATATTGTAATGGATGGAATTGGACTTGATAAGTGCAGATTAGGTGTAATAGCAGATAGTAAAGCAAGCGGCGGCGCACCTTTTAAATGGTCTGAAGTAGGACAACAGGGGACGTATTTTAAATGGACGAGAGCCGGATTTAAGACAGGATATGGAATTAATCTCGATTGTGATGGAGGTTCAATAGGAGTGCAATTTTCATATCCTGAAAAAAGAGAACCAGATACTGGAACGCTCGGTGTTTTGGTGAATGTAAAAATTCGTAATGCTGCTCAAAATCCTATTCATAATGAAGATACAGATAAGTTTTTTGGTAAAGATATATATGTGTCTTATGATAATGGTATGGATGGTAAATCGTTTCATTTATCCAATCGGTCTCAAATTGTAAGTTTAAAAAATGTAGTAGTAAAAAATACGCATATTGATTTTAATAACGCAAGTTCATTAAAAATCGGCGTTATAGATAGCTGTCAGTTTTCATCTAATGGTAGTTTAAGATTTTCATGGTATGCGCAGAGACCTATGTTTGTCTTGCACAGTAAATTCGACGGTGAGATGAAAAATTTCCAGAGTCAGTCAAACTATAATCTTCAGGATACATTTTTAAATTTCGGTTCTTATCCGGCAATTCTCGACTATAAAGTTGTTGAAAGTTGTGTGTTTGAAAATGGTAGTGCTATACCAATACAAAACGGTAAAGGTGGTGGAGCAATAATACATGATTGCACATTTATTAATTGTACAAGAGCAAATAAAAACGATATTCCAAGCAATGATAGTTATAAGAATATGTTTAAGAGTTTTATTGATGTTCGTGATAACAATGGCAATTGGCTTATGCGAATAGATTGCGGAATAAAGTAAAATAATAAAACAATTTTGGTATTTTTCATAGGTGAGCAGTAAGGCCTTTCGTTTTCACGATGGGCCTTTTTCGTAAGTTTACAGTCACTCAAAATGCCGGTGACTGCTCTTTAATTTGCTTATGATAAATCTGCACTACTGCACTTGCATATTTTCTTGTCATCATTTTGCTGTGATGTCCATACATTTCCTGCAATGCTTCAAGCGGCACTCCTGCAATTATCTTATCGTTGGCGCCTGTATGTTTGCCAGCATAGAGATATTTATTAATTCCAAGCTTTTTAATTACGATCTTATTCCAAAGTTTTGTAACAGTATCGCGTTTTATACGTGTATATGATGGCTTGAAAAAATCTGGATGCATAGCACCAAACAATTTACCTGCAGCGCTTCCTTTATTGCCTTTGCCACTCTCATAAGGACTTCCAAATAAATAACATTCTGCGTCGTACTCATGCAATTTCAACTCTCGCAGATATGGTAATAGTTGGTTATTAATCGGTACAATCCGTATGCTTTTTGTCTTACTATTTTCCTGATCCATATCTGGAACGATTGAAATTATCTGCATGTTGAGATCAATATTTTTTATCTTAAGAGCCAAGATTTCTTTAGGACGAATACCTGTATGATAAATGATTTGCAGGTAAACAAAAAAACGGTAATGGTTAAGATATAAACACACCGTTATTTTTTTCTTTTCATCAGGAGTATATGGAATAAATTTCTGTGTCTCTGTCGTTGGAAGTGATTTGATTTTACGTACTGGATTATACTCTAATATTTCCCACTCAACAAGTTTCTCCATAACACTCGAAAAATAACCTACATTCTTATTGTAAGCTTTGTTGCTCCACTTTCTTTTTGTTTTTATATGTTCGAGCATCAATTTTATGTGCTGTCGCTTAATCGCCTGTATTTTGATATTATTAAGATGCATTTGCATTGCAGCATCTTTGAAAAATCCACAAGTACATTTATAGTCTGCCTTTGTCTTTTTGGACACAACACATTTTGAAACAGCAAAATCAACTGCCTCATTAAAATGCATGTTGTTGAGATCGAAAATTGTTGTTGATAAATTTTTGAACGGGTGCCATCCATTTTTAAGTTTTCCCTTCCAAAAGGATTTAAGAGCGTTCCCCAGACGAAGCCGTTCTTCTTTGTTCTTTGAATAGTTGATGCCACCGCGGAATTGGCGTTCGAGCTTTTCCCCAGTTGTTTCATTTGTAATATAGAAATGAACAAACCAAGGCTTTGAAATATCTAAGCCATACGTGCATAGCACCGGATCGGTGTAGGTTACATTTACTGAAGTCATAAGCCGACATTTTTACTTGAGTTTACACTTGAGATTTTTGCCGGCGTCTCCGAAATGCGCTTCAGTATTGAGTTTCAGAATTTCTTTGCGGAGAGAGAGGGAAACAAACACCCCGAAATATTTTATTCTAAATAATTAAAACTGAATCTGTTACATTTTTTGCCGGCATAAAAAAATTGGTGTTTTTCAAAAGGTTTAATAGAGTTTACGCTTGAGGCGAACTTTAAGATCAGTTCTTATTTCTTGCCTTATTTTCGATGATGATTAATGCCTGTCTTAGCAGGTCCGCAGCCGTTATTTTCTTACCATTTATCTTTTTCATTTCACCTTCACCAGTTAGCAGCCATTCGCCAGATATTTTGTATTGCTTACATAACAGCACGCATTGATCGAGTGTTGGATAATTTCCTTCTGTTCTGCTCCGCATACGATAATAATTAGCCGTTGTGAGACCGAGAGAAATAACGATGTCACTTTGACTTTTGCTCGGATAATGCTTCTGTGCAACTTGCTCTACCGCTTTTATAAATCGTTTCTTTATCTCAATGCTATGTGTACGTGCTGCTTTCAATTATTTGTTTTTAGCATTTTCTATATCGAGCAACGATTCTTTATAAGCTTGTTGTTTGCCGTATTCAGTCCATTTCTTTCTGATGAATTCTCTTTGCAAATCTGCCCGTTGATTAAAATCATCGGATAAAACAACTTTGACCGTTCCTCGCTCTTTTACGTTTTTAGCTGGAGAGTAAATTGAATTTACTGCAGGGCACATATATTGAACAAAGGCTTTACATAGTTTATCTGCGTATAAAGAACGTTGCCAATTATCTAAAGATGTGTCTTTTACTTTCTCGACTAATATATTAAAGTCACCGATCTCATTGGCGATAAAAGGAGCGGCGATCTCTTTAGCACGGCGTTCTTCTTTCTGTTGCGGAGTTTCGGTTATTTCTGTTTTTGTAGTGCACGCAGAAAATAATATGCCTCCAACGAATAGGAATAAAGTTTTGTTTATTGTCATTGCTTTTCATTTTTTTTTATCATTATTTTGTTTAAAATTTTTTCTTGTTTTTGTTTGGAAATTTAAACACGCTTTGTTAACATTGCTTTTCCAAAAAAAAAATCCCATACCTAATTATCTTTCGTCCCCGTACCTTTTAAATGTTGATTGAACTTAATTTTATAATACATAAATTAATTGAGGAGATTGTTATGCCTGCTTTGATACCTTGTGACCTTTGTCAAAAGAAATGCTATTATGCTCATCGTCCTTTAAAAATTCGGAAAAATATCTGTCATACTTATCTAACTCTTGCTCAAGCTTCACCGCATCTTTTCCAGCCGATCGTTCAGCGGCGACACGCGAAGCCGCTCGAATCTGCGCCATTATATCCAACTGATTTGATTCCAGCTTCTGTAAATTAGAATGTATCTGATTGGTTATTTCATCAGCTATATTATCAAGATGGCTGATTATGTTATCATATTGTTCTTGCAGCCTTTTATTTTCTTGCTCAAGAAGGGCGATATAACGGTCGCGGTAATCGGGTGTTGGCGGTTCCGCTACAGTACTTATAATTTCATTTACAGCATAGTTCTTCGTGGAACCGTTTCGATATGGAACATTTTGTTCGAAATTATTTTCATAATGTTCGGAAAGTTCAGACAAAGAGAACCCTAAGAATTCGCCTAATTTTATAAGAGCATCAGGCTTTGGTTGTCGCGTTCCCTTCATATAATTTTCTATAGTCCTTTCGCTTACACCCAAATGGTTTGCTACCGAAGCCTTTGATTTTCCGTGCTTTCCGATTTTCGAATTAAGAATATCCGATAAAGTGGGCATTCTTTTTAGATTTTATTCAATAAAGGGTACAAATTTTTCGAAAACATTTTCGGTCTTTTATTTGGATTTCGAACATTTTGTACCGTATATTTACTAAACATTTACGGTAAATATACAGCAAATATGCAAAAGACCATTTTAAAAGAAAAATATCGGAAGGTTATAGAATCTGATCCGGAGTTGCAGGGCAAAATTGCCAAGGCTACAGGAAAGAGTACTGACAGCGTTAAGCGCTGGGCAAGATTAAATCTTGACATGCTTTTGCTTTCACCGGTATTGGAATCTGTATCATCTTATTTAAATCTTTCTGATAAAGAAGATTTAACTGAAAAAGTTGAATCAGCCGGCAAGGTAGAAACTCTTTCTTAAAAATCATAATTAAAAATTTTATGAAAGAAATAAAATTAACACAGGGTCAGGTTGCAATAGTTGATGATGAGGATTTTGAATATTTAAATCAATTCAATTGGAGTGCCCTTAAAAGAAAGCATACTTTTTACGCATTTAGAAGAAGTTCATCAAAAAATGGCAATAAGGCTACAACGATTAGAATGCACAGAGAAATAATGAAAGCTGCGAAAGGAGAAATTATAGATCACAAAGATTTCAATGGATTAAATAATCAAAAAAATAACTTAAGGAGTTGCGATTATTTTCAAAGCAACGCTTATAAAAACTCGCACAAGGGCAGTTCTTCTAAATTTCTTGGAGTATCCATTTTCAAGCGTAGTAATAAATTTTTAGCTCAGATTCAATCCAAGGGAAAACATTATTTCCTCGGGCACTTTAGTTCAGAAACAGAAGCAGCAAATGCATATAATGAAAAAGCAAAAGAATTGTTTGGAGAGTTCGCAAATTTAAATAGAACTGAATCTGCCGACAAGATACGATTAACAAAAGCATAAATGCAACTATTTCCCAGAAAATATTTTTTAACCGAATAAAATAAAACAAAAATGAAAAGAATGCTCAAAACCCTTAAAGTGGTAATCAACTTTATTGTCGAAGGTCCCGAACTAAACCCGAATAAGAGCTATGTAGTTCTAAAATCTAACGTATAAAAGCAATGCACAGCATAGAAGATACAGAAACGATAGTTAAGAGAATTAATGAATGCTTGGAAATTATACTCGAATGTTTCGAATTTAAGAAGATAAGCGAAATAAAAGACGGATGGCTGAGTACTTCTAATGTGATAGGTTATGATGTTTCTTTCTCGTCAAAGATTCGTAAAGAGTTCCGGTTGCCGATCTTAAAGGCATTTATTGAAACTCAGGAACTGCCGATAAGGATTGAAGATAATTTTCCGCATACTGAAACGATTCAAATAATGATAAATGAATAAGGAAAAGAACATAAAAGATTATCTGCATTTGTATTTGGGCTGCGAAGTACTTACTGTATATGGATTAACAAAATTGACTGCTGTAGGTGATGATAATTACGTAAGGATAGGTCAAGCAATTGTGATACCGATTGATGGAATAAGAATAATTCTACGCCCATTATCAAGTATGACAGATGAGGAATTAATATGGTGGTTTAAAAATATTCCCGATAATAAATATACGCTTGATAAATGTATATGGACTACCGAAATGAATGGCGAGCCTTGCGAATCTCACTGGACATTGTGGTGCAAAGAAAAAGAAATGGGTTGCAGACATGGTTACTCAATCGGGATTAATAACCATTTTTCACCAGATGAATTTCATTGGCTTCTTTCAAAACACTTTGATTTATTCGGTTTAATAGAATCAGGATTAGCTATTGATGCAACAAAAATTATTCAACATGAAAACACATAAACTCATAAGGCTACATAAACGCGCAACCGTTATTCTCGAAATGATACAACTGGCAAATGAACTTGCTGTTGATGCTGCGCAATATGTGAATGCAATCAAAGCATCGAAACTGGATTACCGACGCGCAACGCTTCCTTATTATCAAAAACGGCTTTCAAAATACACAAATGTTTCATATCGCCTTCAACGATATTATGCAGATGTGATGAAAAGAATTGTTGAACCTATTATCATAAACATGAGTGAACGCAAACAAAATCTTTCAACTGTAAACAATGATTAACATGAACTGGCACGATATAGCATACAAAGAAAATACCCTCGAAGGTTCATTAGCTGCAAAAGGTTACGATGAAAATTTTATTGAATGGTTTATTGAAGAAAGTTATGCAGAATATCACAATGGACTAATGATTCATACGCCTTCAAAAAAGTTATTTACCATAAAAGAGGTTGAAGAAAAGTATAAACAATTACAAACTCAAAACGCTTAAAAAAAATGAAAAAGAAAACCAAAACTAAAAGAATTATTGTGATCGTGATAATTAGTGTTTCGCTCGCAGTGTGCTGGTGTTTCACGATCACCGCAAATAATGCAGAATCAGTGATAAGCTGGTTTGCAATCTCAATGCCTGTTTATTTTTTGCTGATGAGAGCTATCTACAGAGCAACGAGATTAACATTCGACTAAACTTCTTTCGCCTTTAGGATTCGGCGAAAGGCACGTAGATAAATGTTGTCTTTTAGCCGGGCATCACCACGGCAAATCGGGTGCCCGGTTTTTTAAAAACAAAAAAATACATAATGTAATGAGACCCCCCATTATAACTGATGAACAACTAAAGTTTTTGAGTGAGAATGATTTTGAGCGCGATGAAATTGCAAACCTTTTATTTTTTGTACATAAGCAATACACCCATAAAGTTATCAAGTGTTACGATAATAGTATTGAGTTACTGGTGTTCAGAAAAAATACAAATAAATATATCTCTATTTTAACAATACACGGCATAAAAGAAATGCCGATTGAGCATTTTAAAAAGATTCTTGACACGAACGGGTTTATTATAAAGACGCAAAGTGAGTCTGAAGCAGATGAAAAATTCGAAATGGATCATGGAACAAATTTGAGAAATCATCTATCATAAGTATATGACTAAAGATGTAAAATATTATTGCGAAAAACTTAGGCGTCTCCGAAATGCCGCAAATGACCTGTTGATGGAGATGGAAGAAAATTTAAAAGAAGATCAACCATCTCCAAAACAGCGTCAACCGCTAAAACAAAAACGCAAAGAAGAATTTGAAGAAAATTTTGTTGCCGGCAGATGGAGAAAGCCTAAGGCATTAAGAAAGGCATCATAGTTATGTTTTAATCAGCAAATATAACTCCCCTATTAGTAAAATTTTTAAACAAACGTAAATAGGGGTAGAAAATGAAAAGAAGTCTCATTATCACACTCGTTTTGAGTGCAGTAAGTTCTTTAACGCAAGCACAGAATCGTTGGTACGGTTCTAACGATTTTGGAATCAGTATTCAAAATGTAACATTAACGATGCCCGACATTGTAATTGACACAGTGCATGAAACAACAACAATAACCGGATATCACAAAGAACAAACGAAGCTGATAAACTTTATGCTTGGACTAAAAGTTGGTTATGAATACTGTCATTTCGTTGGCGAAGTAAATGCACATCTAAATATTGACTTGACAGGTAACATAAGCCTAATGACAGGGTATAAAATCGGAGATTTTTATAATGACGATTCAAAACATTTAGGATTATCATTCACGCCATTGATAGGAACCGATTTAAACAAATTCAATTATGCGGGACGCTTGCAGTATGACCATTTCATTCTTGAGGCAAGCAAAATGGGTGATTACAGATTTTTTGGAATTGGTTTTAAATGTTGGTTGAGCGAATAAAGTGGACGATGATTGGTCGCTTTATGTGCAGAGTGTTTATTGTGAGCGAGTTATTTTCTATTCGATAGGGTTAAAAATTTTAATACATCGCCTTTAACTGTGAGTGATGTACGCGGAGCGTTGAAAAAATTAATATAAAATAACAAATGCCAAGTTCATATTCCCGTACACTAAAAATATTCATCGCAATAATTATTATGATTGTGCTTGCATACACTACCGAATATGTTGTCTTAAAAATTATTATTGAAACGAAATGAAAATTATCTTATCCGTTTTAATTGGACTGTCATTTGGCATAACAAGCCTTATTCTATGCAACCACTTAAATGTTGAATCGGAGAGTGCCGGTTTTATTGCAGGTTCTATATCTCAATTCACTTATTGGGTCTCGCTTGGTTTTAAAAATAAAAGTCAAAGACAATGAAAACAGAGACATTCATTTTTCAAAAGTGCTATGACGATTTCAAAACAGGTCAGATAATTGGCGACAGGAAAAGGCATTTAGTTATTGGCGTTGATGAAGGCGATACTATGGTACAGGTTACTTGTGCAAAGCTCTCTAAAAAATGGTGGGTAAAAATATTTCAGGTATTGTATTTAAAAATTGCCCATGCAAAAGCCTTTCACAAATAGAGACTGGTGGTTTATTATCGGCATAGCGATTTGTTTTCTATTAATGGCGTTGCTATTTTATAAATAGATGAAACAGATTCAAACAAATACCTATCTACTCATCATGCTTTTACTGATACTTGCCTCTGCCGCATTTATAGTTTGTGTGAGAAAAATATTGGATTGGTTTTATATGAAAGAAGAAAAGAAGATCGAGAAGAAAAAATTTAAAGCAATGAATACAACAACCAAAATTCCTTTCTCATCAACGCGCATATTATTACCATAAATAGTGAGGAAGGGTAGAATAAAAATGCGGATAGCCTGCACACCTAAATGGTTATAAAGCTGCAGGCTTGAAGCATGAAAACAAAAATTTTTTATCAGGACCGGCTGTTTCTCCGGAGAGTTCTTTTCAATATTGTTTGTAAAATTCACAAACGAAAATTGTCTCTTGAATCAAAGCGCCGATATAGTCGGCGCTTTATGCGCATTAGAAAACTTTTTTCTTTAACGTGGAAATGCCCACTTTTTTAAACATAAAGCATGGAAGAAATAATCGAGCAAGTCGAACCTTCAAAAAATGGTAAGCAGAAAGATACTTCTGATATGAAGAAAGCTGCTGAATGGATATCGAATATTATTGACTCTTGCAAGCATCCGTTTCATTTGGCAGGAGCAAAAAAATTGATTGTTTTCTTCAAAGAAATGTATGGCGAAAAACATGGCGCAAAAATACTCTATGAAAATCTTTCAGTAAAACTTATTGAAAGAATGGATATGATACATTTTGATTAAAACATTTTTTTCATCACCAAACAAAAAAGGAGTAATACAATGTACGATCCTAAAGACAAAGACAAGGAAAAGCAACCGAAACAACCAAATGAAGAAACACCGGTTGCAGACCAAACAACGGTTGCAGATCAAACGGAACAAAATGAATCTGAAAATGCAGACAAGGAAAATGATGAAGAAGAGTAGAAAGGAGATTCAAAATTGTTAAGCAAAAAAGCACTGCATGTAGTAGTGCAGTGCTTTTCTAAACAAACATAATCTGAGATAAAAAATAGGACATAAAGTTATGAAAAATATTCTTTTAAAAACACTCATTCTACGCAACTTCAAGGGAGTCATTGACCAAACGACAATAAACTTCTTTAAAAATACTTCGATATACGGGGCTAATGAAAGCGGTAAATCAACACTCAATACTGCTTTCATGTGGCTCTTAACCGGCAATGATGAATATGATCGCACTAACTACGAAATCAAAAATACTTCCCGCAAAGAATTGAATGATCGTCCACATGAAGTTGAAGCAATATTTGATGTAAATGGTATCGAAATAAAACTACGTCGCGTATATCTTGAAAAATGGACAAAACCAAAAGGACGGGTGGAAAAAATTTTTGAAGGACACATAGTAAAGTATTATTACAATGATGTTGAACGCAGTGCGACAGAATATCAGCAAAGAGTTGATGATATTATTCCTCCACGATTAATCAAACTGCTAACCAACCCATATTTTTTCAATTCAACAAACAGTAAAAGAACATGGAAAGATCAGCGTAATGAATTAATGCAGATTGCCGGCATCATCAGTGATAGTGAAATCGTAAACAGCATAAGAGATGAAAATCATACATACAGTGCTCTTCTTACTGCACTAACTTCGGGAAAGTACAAAGATGTTGAAGAATGGAGAAAAGAACTTGTTGCAAGAAAAAACTTGCTAAAGAAATCTGCAATAGAATTCAATCCACGTATTGATGAGGCAAAGCGCAGTATGCCCGAAGAAAAAGATTGGTCTGCAATTGAACAGGCGATTGGTTTAAAAGAAGTTGAACTAAACTCCATTGATGATCTTCTCTCAGATGCATCAAAAGAACTCGCTCAAAAACAAAAAGCATTGCTCGATAAACAAAAACTGTTTTATGAAAAACAAAATGCACTCACAAATATTGTGTTCAAAATAAAGAATGAATTATCGGCAAAACAAAATAATTCAGCTTCTATTATTTCACAGAAAGAAACTGAATTAAAATCGCTAAATGATAAAATCGCGTTACTGCGTAAACAAGAAAATGACGCTGCTACAAATAAAACGTTTTTTCAGAATCAAATTCAAGGCAGGCAGGCACAGATTGCTCGACTACGTGAAGAATGGATTAAAATAAATGCGCAAAAGTTTTCTTTCGATGAAACAAATTGCATTTGTCCTACCTGCCAACAACAATTGCCAACTGAAAATATTGATAAAAAGAAAAGTGAACTCGAAGTCAACTTCAATAATGAAAAGGCTCGACAATTAAAGTCAAAAGTTGATTTAAGCAATGTTATAAAAGCGGAGATAAAACAACTCGAAGAGAACATTGCTGCTATTGATAAGCAGGATTATAGCACAGGTATTTTGAATGCTCAGGCTGTTACACTCAGCGAAGAAATAAAAAGACTTCGCATATCTCAAATTGAAGATGCTTATAATAGCACAGACATTGATGCAGAAGTTGAGAAACAATTAAAAGGTAATAGTGCTGCCATCAAACTATCTCAGGAAATAAAATCACTTACAACTGAGATTGAAACGGAGCGTGACGCCCTTAACTCTTCTGATAACTCGACTGCAAAAATTAACAAGATCCGTCTTGCCAATGAGATTGCTGATTTAAGAAAAGATTTGGCTGAAAAAGAAACAATTGAGCGGACTAAAAAACGCATTGAGCAATTGGAAAACGATGAGCGTGCAAATGCACAGGCAATAGCTGATATCGAACGACAGGAATTCGAAATTGAAACTTATGAACGTGCAAAGAATGATATACTTGAAAAACGTGTCAATGATATGTTCAAATACGTGAAGTTCAAGTTATTCAAACAGCTTGTAAATGGCGGCATTGATGAAGACTGCGTTTGCCTTTATAACGATGTACCCTATCCTACTTTAAATACTGCAGCAAAACTTCTTGCCGGGCTCGATATACTTAATACGTTTAGCAATTTTTATGAGATACATGCGCCTGTCTTTTGCGACAACCGCGAAAGTGTTTCGTGGATTCCTGAAATTGAATCGCAAATCATTTCTCTTTTTGTTTCTCCGGATGATAAGAAGTTGCGCGTAGAGAATGCTGATGAACCGCATTATTCATCACTTAGCGAAAAGCAACAGGAAGAAAAGTTTAATCAACAATTAAAGAATGCAAAAGCGGGAGTGCTATTTTCTTAGATTTAAAAAAACAACTAAAAATGAAACTCGATTCAAGTCACTTCATAGCCGTTTACTCGGTTGCCTGCAAAAACATCGGTTCAAACGAAATAAGACAGGACTACTGTTCTACTGAACCAAGAAAACTTAAGCATCTTGTGCCTTTTTTGAAGTCAGTCGGTAATGACATGGTAGCCGTATTTATAATAACTCCAAAAAAACATTTAATCATTTTTTAAAAATAACCACAATGGCAACAGCAAAAAAAACAACGGCAGAAACTTCGAATGAAGACAAGAATAATGACCTCTTAAAAGCTAATCCTCAGCAAATCCAGCAAGCACAACAGTCGCATAGCGAAAGGTTTCTTGCAGCCGTACAGCGAGAGTTTGAAGGTGCTTCGGGTGAAAAAGTACAACTTACCAACTTCCAGCGAAAGTTGATAAAGAATTATTTTATCAAAATTGATCTTTCGCTAAAGCAATTTCAACAAAAGAATTTGATGAAGTCAGAACAAAAGCGTGAGCTTGCGTATGATTGGAATAATGTGAACCTTCAAAAACTTGCACTTGATGTTATTACTTATTCTGCTGTTGGTCTCGATCCTCTTCAGCCAAATCATTTACATTTCATACCATATAAAAACAACAGCACAGGGAAGTATGATCTACAGCCTATTATGGGTTATCGGGGGCTCGAAATAAAATCAATGAAGTATGGTTTGGATGTTCCCGATGAGGTTATTATTGAACTTGTTTACGAGAAGGACAAATTCATTCCTATAAAAAAGGACATGAAAAACAAAGTCGAATCGTACATTTTTGAACAATCGCAGGACCTAAATCGTGGTGATATTGTGGGCGGCTTTTATTACTTCAATTACATTGACCAACCTCAAAAAAATAAACTTAAGACTTTCTCTGTTGCAGATATTGAAAAGAGAAAACCCAAATATGCTTCGGTGGAATTTTGGGGCGGCGAAAAAGATAAATGGGAATGGGATAATGATAAGGGGAAAAATGTAAAAGTAAGTACTGAAACTGTTGACGGTTGGTATGATGAAATGTGTTGGAAAACAATTGCCCGCGCTGCTTATAATTCAATCACAATTGACAGCGAAAGGATTGATGAAAATTATTTATCAATTGCAGCACGCGAACAGCAAGTTCATGATGAAGCGATCTATACAGAAATTCAGGAGAACGCAAACCGTAAATCAATCGGTTTTGATATGGTGGATGAACACACAGGAGAAGTGCTAAACGTTAAAAATTCCACTAACGGAAACGGTAACGATAATGCCAGCGGTCACAAACCAACATCAGCTACTTCTAATGAGCAAGTCTCATCAACTCAACAAATTACAGAACCAGCAGCAGAGGATTGCCCCATATGATTTTAAAAATAATAAATAGCAACAGTGCAGGCAATGCATATATTCTTACAAACAACAAAGAGACATTGCTCATTGAATGCGGCGTTAGTATTAAACTTATCAAACGTGCTATTGATTTCAACATTCATAGAGTGGTGGCGTGTCTTGTTAGTCATTCACATTTAGATCATTGCTGTGCTGCAAAAGATATTATCAAGTGCGGTATTAAGCTATATGCATCTCATGGCACTTTGGAGGCGCTAAATTTAGACTTGGCGAGAAATACTTATGTTATTGCTGCAGGCAAAACTTATCGTATTGGTAGTTTTAAAATATTGCCATTTGACATAAAACATGACTGTATTGAGCCGCTCGGATTTCTTATAAGTCACGAAGAAACCGGCAATATTCTTTTTCTTACTGATAGTTTTTATGTTGAGTATAAGTTCAGTAATCTTCACAATATTATTCTCGAAGCAAATTATGCGCAGGAAATTCTTGATGAGAAAACAAGTGATGGCACCTCTCAAACATTCCTTCGTAACAGAGTTATGAAAAGCCATATGGGACTTCATACAGCGATAAATTTATTAAAAGCAAATGATTTATCACAGGTAAACAATATTGTGCTTGTACACCTTTCTGATGTACATAGTGATGAAGCAATGTTTGTTCGTGAGGTAAAGAATGCGACGGGCAAGAAAGTAACAATTGCTGATAAGAATATGGAGATAGAATTCAATAAAACACCGATATAATGTTCGCCGACATAACACAAATGCAGTGTTGGTGGCAGTACTGGTAAAAAGTAAAGTATGACCGTAATTGATTTAACCAGAATTAGAGAAGCCTTGCCGAACAGGGCAAAGGTTACTCTTGGCAAAACAAAGAAAGGCACTCCATACATTGAGTGTATTGTTAGGTTTCCTTCCTTATATGAAAAAGGTACAAAGGAAGAGGAAGCGATTGTTGAAGAAGTTTTCCAATGGCAGCGTGAAATTATTGGCAAGGAAAATATTTCAGAGTTCTACACAGAAGAAACGGGTAGCCATTGGTTTGTTTATCTTAAAAGAGTGCCGTTAGAATTTATCAATGTGTCTGACAATGATATAAATAGCTTTACCAAAATGGAACTTGTAAAGAACGGCAAGGTAGTAAGGTAGCCATGTCGCACACACCGATATAATGTTCGTTGGGTAAAAAGTAAACATGAGTTGAATTATGAACAACAGACAAATAGAATTACCGCAGCCTGTTATAGCACTAAAGTTTAATAGTAATTCTGTTGCTTGGTTAGCGTTCCGTCGCCCGGCGCTTGCAGCAACCCTTTTGTTGGGCGCAGTTTTAAAGTCAATTTTTATGCAAGAGAAAAAAGAAATTTCTAAAGAAACTTACTACCACGCAATGGCTTTATTTATGATTGCAAATCGTAAGCAAAAAGAAGTGTCGGCGTTGGAAAATGAAATGAATGAAATATTAGGCGAAGAAAACGGAAGCCATTTTTCAGATGCTATCTACGAAAGCAACAATGGCAATGAAAAAGATTTTCAGTCAGCAATGCGTAAAGCAAATTTTGTGGTGTCAAAATAATTTCGCCCAACGTTCAGGGCTTGGCTTGCAGGTAGGGTATTCGATGAACGTCAAGCCCAAACGATTGATGCTGCTGAATAGAGATTCTTTGATGGGGTTAAGTAACGTCAAACCCTACTTGCGCCAAACCCCATGTTCTAAGCTGTGTGGAATGTCACTTCCAACAGTTGATTAAAGATGCGAAGCTGGTTGTATTTGTGTGTGGAACTACGGAGAATAAAACATAAAAATTAAACGATATGAACTACGATTGTCAAGCTGTTTCGTTGGGACTTCTTCTGAAAGAAGTCGAAAAGTTTTCTGATAAATACACATTTATGATAGACACCAATCCAGAAGGAAATATTGTATATCTATCAAAAGATGGAATTGATTTATTTGATTACGGCGGTCATGTTTCCTTAGAAACTGCTTTGCATAAATGCTTGGAATATATTTATAGAATCAATAAAACTAACGACGAAGAAATTAAAATTTACGAATGCCTTATGTGCGGTGAAATATTAGACCATGTTGGCAGATTTTGTTCTGAAGATTGCGCACAAGAATACTATTATCAGAATAGAACATGCGAAACGTGTGGCGGTGAATTTTGGGACGGTGGCACAAGTTGTACTTGTGAAAATTGGGACGATGATGAAACGGAAGAAGAAAATTTTCAACCCTGCGCTAATTGTCCACACAATGAAGCCTGTGAAGATTTTGGCTGTTATATGGAACTTGACCCGAATAGTGCAGAAGAAGATAATAATCCCAATGATAGCAGAAATCTTTAAATCAGAGCGTAATGTGCGGGTGGCTACAAATACAACTGATTCAAATGTCTAACAGTGAATGTCCTGCCACATAGCTTAGAATCCGGTGTTGCTGAATTTGTGGAATTGGCAGCACTTGGTTCAATTGAAAAACAAAAGTTGACGTGGTATTCGTCAGCTTCATTTATAACGTCCCGCCACAATTTGCAGCAACACTTTTGTTGTGTGCAGGGCGGGTAAAATCAGATACAATGAAAAGATTTTTCTTTTGGTTGCTTAAAAAGTATTCAAAAAACGAAAAAGGTAGAATTGAGATAATGCGTATTATGGATGACAAGGTTAGCAATAATTATAACGAGCAAACTTTATACGGTAATGTTTATAATTACTTTATTGAATTTATAATGGCAAACCAGTTTATAGTTAAATGTACTCTTAAAAATGACAAAGACAGCATTGTAATATTAAAGTCGGGGATTAATAAGTCATTTGACGAAGCAGTTAGCTACATTGAAAAGGAATGTCGGTAGCCTTGCACACAACTCATTAATATACGCAATTCAAAAAATGCGGACATTTTATAATTAAAACCATTTCAATAAAATGGATCACATACAAACACTTTTCGACAAAAAATGTAGCGGCAAAGATAAAATTGAGTTTAAGCCTGAGATAAAAGTGCGCCGCTTAAGAGATATTATTTATATCTATGAATTGCGTCGTACTAAGACAGGGCTTCTTGCAGTCGTTGAAGCTGGAACAACAGGAGATAAAGCACCCATGCCACTCGGATTGCTCGATCAATTATCGCTTCGCGCAATTCAGTTGCGACTGATGGGAACAGGTGAAAAACTTGTTCAAATTGAAAAAATAAAATGATTCAAAAACTGAAAAAAAAATACAATGAAGGATGAATGCAAGCTATGAACTATGCAAAACGATGAAATTAAGAACAATCAGCCTGCATTGCAGCAAGCAACTGTTAACTGCTGGGCTTTCAATGTGAACTATAATGTGCAAGTCAAATTAACAGATTTGGGTTATCAAAAAATGGCTGATGAACATAATAACTACATTGGGCATATTAATAACTGGGATTACAGAACAGCCGATTATTACAAGCAGGAAGCAGAAAAAAGAAACGGTTACACCGTTTTTCAGATGTGGGATTTTATGAAACGTTTTGGCGGTGATTTAATTGGTATTTGTCAACCGAAATACTTCTACTTAGATATCGTCTTTCTCGGTAAGGATTTGTCGCCTTGCAGCTAACGTTTCGGTGTTGCTTGTTAAATGCAGTGCCGGGCAATTAAAACGAAAAACTTAAATTATGACTACAAAAGATTTTAAAATGAAAGAAGGCGAAAAGTTATCTCGCCCTCCAAACAAGCCGATAATCGTTGATTGATACAGATAGTGTTTGGATGGACTTTCCAAAAAAGTTATTGCCAGTATTCAGCTAATGCTGCTGAGTAATGAACCGTCAGCCCATATTGCATAAATACAATGTTGGCTGCTGTACGGCGAATTAGTAAACGATTTAAAAATTATATTATGTCTTACTCAACAGTTGTAATTTATATGAATGGCAACAATCCAAGCCATTCAATATTTAAAGAAACTTTCATTTTAGGCGAAAGTTGGTTACACGACAAAAGACGTTATGAGCTTCTCGGATGGACTGATAAAAATAAAGTCTTTCAGTATAATGAAATTTACGACGAAGAAAATGATGTTGTGTTAGAAGATAGCCAACTGATAAAGGAATGTCAAACGGAAGATGAAGCAGTTGAATTTGCAAAGCAGTTTTTTAATGTTAGAGAAATTTTTACGAAGGATGATAAAAGGCTTGCAGTATAGCAGCTAACGTTCAGGCATTGTCGCGATGCTGCCATTCATGAAGCCGAATAGAATTACTAATGTTTAAAATATATTCAAATGTCCAATAAAGAAAGTCAAGGCAGTATTGCCAATGCACTGTTGCCTGCTGTGCCTGTTGAGAACCCAACCGATGCAAACGGTAATAAGTTATACGAAGGAGATAGAGTTTATTCGCACGATGTCAAAGATGGTGGTGGATATGTCCGCTGCTATGGAACGCTGATGAAAAGCGAAGACCCTGAAACATACGGTCACTGGTGCGTTGAGTATGACGATGGCGAATGTTTCATGGTTCTGGACTTCAATAATGTTTGGTCTGCTCGGCTGGCATAGCAGGCAACGTTCAGGGCTTGCTTTGCAGGTAGGAATTGGCAGCACTACCGCCGAGCAAGGAACAGAAGTTCACGAATTATTCGTCTGCCAAATTAATTACGTCCAGCCCTGCTATTGCAAATACTTTAAAATTTATACTGATGTCAAACGAAGAACAAAAAGACCAACCGACTTCCGAAAGCGGCAATAGCACAAAACCTGTTGTTGTGTGCCCTTGCGGGGCTACTATTCCTGAGGATAAAATAGATTATTGGAACGGCTGTAATGATGAAGGTGAAGATTATGCTGTTGTTACTGCTGAATGCCCAAGTTGTAAAGCCGAGTATGAAACATCACAGTGGGGCGAGTGGGAAAATAAAAGCGAAGCTGCTCAGTATTTAGCCGATTGTTTAGTAAAGATATTGAGATGTCGTGATATTCGTCAACCTAATAGTCAAAATTATGACTACAAAAGATTTTAAAATGAAAGAAGGCGAAAAGTTATCTCGCCCTCCAAACAAGCCGATAATCGGAATTACTGGCACAGGAGCAAGCACTTATTTATGGGTGGGAAATGATGATGAAAACGATAAGGCTTGTTTTGCAACTATGTCTGGAGTAAAAACTCTTGAAAGGTTTGCGTGCGACATTTTAAATGCGCTTGGTCACAATGGTAACTCAATAAAGAAAATGATTTACAAGAAGAACGGTAAGTAGACATTGCATTTAACGATTAACTTATTGCTGATGTGCTGGAATTTATGCACGTCAGCCCGTAAACTTACAAAAGATGAATAAAGAAAGAAAAGTTGAGAACATGCACGTCAGCCAGCATAGCAGCAATAAAATGTTTTTGAACTGGTACGCTGTGCCAGAAAGGTAGCAGCCAACGTTGGAGCATTACTGCTTTGCGGAAAAACATTTTTAAAAACTAAGATATTACTACTGATGATTCTACAGATGATTACAGGGCACACAAAAGGTCATAGTCATTCCTGCCGCCAAATAGATAAGTATAGATGGCGCATAAGTTGGTGTACGGATTATTATGTCAAAGGTGTAAGTTGGCGCTCCACAAGGCGCATAAGTCGGGACACAGATGAAAAGGGTGCGATGAAGTTTTGTTCCAAATGGCGAATAGAACCCAAAAGGCTCGGTAGCATGGCATCATAACGGCTGAGGTATTGCCTGATGTATGGGAATTTGAAATACGTCAGCCGTTACCGCAGACCAATAAAGATATGAAGTTGCAATTAATTACTAATGCCGAATAATGAACGTCAAGATGGAACAAATGATGAACAGCGATACAAATGCCGATGCAACAAGTGTCAGCCCATATAACAGCAATACCCATGTTATATGCCGTGCCTTTCGTCATGGTAGTTTGTTTTCAGGAATAGGAGGTTTTGATTTGGCTGCTGAATGGATGAGCTGGGAAAATGTTTTTCAAGTTGAAATTGACAAATATTGTCAAAAGGTTTTAGCAAAGAATTTTCCAAACACAAAGCGTTATAGCGATATAAAAGAGTTTGATGCAACAGAATACAAAGGAACAATTGATGTTATTTCAGGAGGATTTCCTTGCCAGCCATTCAGCGTTGCAGGAAAACAAAAAGGCAAAGAAGATACTCGTTTCCTCTGGCATGAAATGCTTAGAGTTATCAGAGAAGTTGAACCAAAATTTGTTGTTGGCGAAAATGTTCCTGGTATTAGAAACATGGAATTGCACAACATACTTTCTGATTTGGAAGATGAAGGATATAAAACGGAAACGTATATTATTCCAGCTTGCGCCGTCAATGCTCCGCACAAAAGAGAAAGGGTTTGGATTATTGCTTACGCCAACAGCATCCGATGCGAAAATGAGCAAAAAGAAAACGGACAACTTATTCATAACAGAGAATGGAACAATACGGTATCGGAACAAAGATGGAACGAGCAGCAATGCAGGATTGGTAAATCAAATACTTTTTTTGCCAACGCCAACGGCGAACACGGGAAAGAATTTAAGCAGCGGAATAAATTGGGATATGAGAGAAAAGAAGCATCATTTGGACGGCGTGTTTATGAACCGGATTGGCAAAAAGAATGGACTGAAGTTGCGACCGAACTTTGTAGAATGGATGATGGGTTACCCAAAGAACTGGACGCAGGTAAACGAATAACAGCGTTAGGAAATTCAATCGTGCCGCAAGTCGCATTTGAAATTTTCAAAGTCGTAGGGGGTGTCCTACGGCATGGCGTATAACGGTCAGGTATTGCCGAATTTTTGGAATTTGAAAATATGAAGATGAACAGCGAAAATGTACAACAGTTGAATAGCGAACCGCAAGCCGATTGCGGAACGTCAAGCCAAAATTTTGGCAATACTCCTGTTGTGCGAAGCCAATTAGAGACTAACAAAATCTATCATGGAAACTGTCTTGATGTTTTAAAAACGTTTCCTGATAACTGCATTGATTGTTGTATTACAAGTCCGCCTTATTGGGGTTTGAGAGATTATGAACATGAGCAGCAATTAGGAAATGAAACACACTTTAATGAATTTATTGAAAATCTGTGTAACATATTTGATGAGGTGAAAAGGGTGCTAAAAGACGAAGGAACTTGTTTTATAAATCTTGGCGACACTTACGGCGGCTCCGGTGCAGGCACAACAAAATTTGCTGATACAAATAAATATTTAGAAGGCAGCAAACAAGTTTACATTTTACCAAATGGTGTTGCAAAAAGCAATCAATTCAGAAATGGTAGTTTGAATAAAAGTTTGTTGTTGATACCTGAACGTTTTGCAATAGAAATGCTTAACAGAAAATGGATTTTAAGAAATGAAATTATTTGGCACAAGCCAAACCAAATGCCTGCAAGCGTTACCGATAGATTTACTGTTGATTTTGAAAAAATATTTTTCTTCACTAAAAAGCCCAATTATTTTTTTGAGCAACAACTTGAAAAAAGTATTTGGGCAGAATTTGATAAACGTTCGCAAATTAAAGGCGGCAGAAAAAGCAACGGCAAAACAGCAACAGGTAAATATGCAACAAACAAAGTTGCTTATGCCGAAGGTGGAATGAGAAATGTTAGAACGGTTTGGAGCATAAACACCGAGCCTTGTTTTGATGGACACTTTGCAACTTATCCGCAAAGACTTGTTGAGCGAATGATTAAAGCCGGTTGCCCTGAATTTATTTGCAACAATTGTGGAAAGCCACGCCTGCCAATAATAGAAAAGGAATATGTAAAACATGAAAATTGGTTTGGCGAAAAACAGAATGCAAGGCATGATAGAGGCAACGCAGGAAATTCTTATAATGAAATCGTTGGAAGAAGTTTTAAAGGATTAACTGATTGTGGATGCAATGCAGGCTTTTCGTCAGGAATTGTACTTGACCCGTTTTTTGGAAGCGGCACAACTGGCATTTATGCAAGAAAAGCAAATAGAAATTTTGTCGGAATAGAACTTAATGAAAAATACATAGAGATTGCAAATAAGCGTCTCTCTAAAGAATTAGGGATGTTCCGATAAGGTTTCGCACAACGTTGAAAGTGTTTGCGAAGTTGGGGCATCGAAGCTCATCTGCTCAAAAACACACTGAAGCTAAATTATGTACAAATGTCGAAGCTGACAACATACAGCCCCAATTGCGCAAACACTATTGTTAGGCGTTGTTGCGGGTAATTTATTAGGGCATTAAAAAATAAAAAAACATGAACCAAGAACAAAGAAAATATCTAATCAGCCAAGTTGATAGCACACTTAGACAACAGACCGAAGAACTTGAAAAGCAGAAGCCAAAGCAGCCTTCTCTAAATAATTATTTGATTGCCGCTTTCATGGACAACTCAATAGAATTTGCTGATTTAACCCCATTAAAAGAAAAGATTAGAGAAAGAGTTTTGCGTATGGGCAGAGAAGATGTTTTGATTGAGGAAAACGATGAAGATAATTGGTACAGTAGAAGAAAAAGAAACGACACTAAAAACAATTACGTGAAGTTGCTTGCAGAGGAAATATTTGTAATTCCCGAAGCCTATAAACAGGCACTTGCAGAATATCAGCAGAAGGTGGATGAAATTGAAGGAAAGATAAAACAATTGAATGCACAAGCTAAGACAATTACAATGAAAATTCAAATTGGTAGTGCTGGCGTTTTGGATAAACTTGTTCAGCAGATAGACAACATGGCTGACTTGAATATTATCAACAATCAGCTTCTATTAACGGCTGGTAGCAATAACGCCTAACGGATTAGGTATTGCTGAAGGCAGGGCGTTTATTAACGTCCAGCTTGGAACTAAAGTACAACAGAATTACAAAAGATGAAAAAACAAATAATAGCTGAACAGGGAACGTCAAGCCGGGATGAAGCTGATAGCGTGATGCAGCCGATTGCTCATTCGTCAAGCCCTGCTTTTAGCAATACCCATGTTAGCGGTTCGTGCTTTTTGTCAAATGTGAACTTCAAATAAATAAACGATTATGAACGAATTTAATTTAGAACATCAATATCAACTCTATTTAGAACGAGTTGCGTTGAATGAAAAACATATGCATCCTTTACAACGTAAACAATTGCGGCAAACATTTTTCGGTGCTTGTGGTCAAATGCTCATTCTTTTACGAGATGAACTTTCCAAACTTGAGGAAGATAAAGCAATTGATAAAATGCAGGACATGATTAATCAAGTGAGTGAATATTTTTTGTCAATCACCAACAAACAAAACTGATGCTACCAACAACGTTTAAAGGTTCAAATTTTGTCTTTACAAAGCCAAAAGATATGACTGATGAACAGTGTAGCGATTTGCCCGTGTTCAAAGGTCAAACAAGTGATGGATTTCCGGTGATTATTTCTTGTTGGAAATTTTCAAAAGAAGATTTGGAAGAAATACAAAAAACTGGTTGCATTTACTTGTCAATTACAGGTCAAGGAATGCCGCCTGTGTCATTATTTACTGAAAATCCGTTTAGCGAGGTGTCAGAGCATGACCGCTAACGAAAAAGTATTGGCGAAGGCGGGGCAATAGAGAACCGTCAGCCACAATAACATTCTAAAGTAATTCATGGAAATATCAGCCGAAAATATGCACTTCACCCCCGCTTTTGCCAATACACCTGTTAGCGGCAGGCGGGTAATTGGAGTAGCTCAATTAGATGGAAAGATACCGAACCTTGCCATCATGAAGATTGTCGGCTACCACGAGGCTTTAGGTGATGAAGTACGCTGGTATGATGGGTTGTTGTTCGCTGATACTTACTACAAGATTTACATGAGCAAACTCTTTTCATTTACACCGATGCCGCAAATGCCGACAAACGCCATCATAGGGGGAACCGGCATTGATTTCTTTAATAGGCTTTCGCAAGAAATTGAAGATGCTACGCCTTCTTATTCGCTTTATCCTAACTGTAATTATCATTTAGGTTTTAGCATGAAAGGATGCCGCTTTGCTTGTAAGTTTTGCTGTGTTCCGAAAAAAGAAGGCAGACCAAAGAATTACAACACGATTGATGAAATATTGATTAACCAAAATGGTGGCAACAGGTTAATGCTTTTAGATAATGATTTCTTTGGCGGGACTGATTGGAAAGTGAACCTTGAACGAATTATAGAACTAAAATTGAAAGTTTGTTTTGTGCAAGGATTGAACATTCGGATTATCACCGATGAACAAGCGGAACTTCTGGCAAAGTGCAACTACACAAACAGCAAGTTTAATCAGAAGTACCTAACGTTTGCATGGGATAAGTATAAGGATGGCAAAATCGTAAAAGCAGGCATTGAGCGATGTGTAAAGGCTGGCATACCAACGAAGCACATGCAATTCTTTGTGCTGATTGGTTTTGATACGACACCTGAACAAGATATGGAACGAGTAATGACTTTGCACGAAATGGGAGCAATGCCGTTTGTGATGCCTTACAACAAAAGCAATCCGTATCAGGCTGCATTTGCAAGGTGGGTAAATCATAGAGCCACTTTCAAAAGTTGTAGCTGGTCGGATTACAAGTACAAGACCGGAATGGAACGGCAGGTAGCTTGCCGCTAACTCATTAATATACGCAATTCAAAAAATTGAACAATGCTATTAGTCAATAATATATGCGAACATTTAAGTACAAGAATAGAAAATGGCGAATTATCAAATGATGATATAGTTCAAGTTATTGAACATTGCGGATCGTATTTGAATCTGTGTACAATTTCAAAATATGCAAAAGAAAACAAAATGTCTTATAATGGCGTGAAAAAGTTCAGAACAATTAAAAAATTATTTGGGGTGAAGTTTGTTATAGATAATAATTAAAACACACCGTTGAAACTTAAAGGCAGAAATATTGACAGAAAATATTGTCC